AATGCTTGGAATGACCTCTTTAAATGTCGCTTATGTTGGTCCTTACAATACATCAACTGATGGCAATGCTCCATCAACGGTTTTATTTAATCATGGAGCTTCCGTACAGCAAACTTATTTCTATTCTAGCGGCAGAATAGCGATGGTTCTTAACAAAGAAGGTCGTTTAAATATAGCAGGAAATGCTGGAAATACTCCGCCAGCTTTATTAAACGTAGGCCCAACTTCCTCTGTGACCGCTGTAAGTGGAATGAGTTTTGGTAATGATGCTGAAGCTAATTTTTACAGATCCGCAGAAGACACAATTAAATCAGATGGAAATTTAATAGTAGTAGGAAACGTTACTGCTGCAAATCTAATCTCTGGTAATGGTACTACGAATTATGTCACAAAATGGAATGGAACTAAATCAGTAACAAATAGCCAAATCTTTGATGATGGTACTTATGTAGGCATAAATACAGTAAGCAATACAACTTATAGACTTCAAGTCAATGGTAGTTTTGCTGCTACAACAAAGAGCTTCGATATAGTTCACCCAACAGTTTCTGGCAAGAGACTAGCTTATGCTTCTCTAGAAGGTCCAGAAAATGGCGTTTATTACAGAGGCCAAGGTAATAACAATGAAATAAACCTACCTCATTACTGGTCAGGATTAGTTCACGAAGACTCTTTAACTGTCAATTTAACAGCAGTAGGCAAGCGCAAAGATGGAAGAGTTAGAAACTATAGTGTAGATCAAATAGGCCACAACAAAGTGTACATTTATACAGATAGTGATGATAATATATATAATTATTACTATACAATTTTTGCAGAGCGTAAGGATGTTTCTAAACTTGTAACTGAAAGGTATACGGAATAAAAATATGGGCGATATCGTAATTACACCAGCATCTAATGATGTAAATTCAACAGCAGGGACGCTGACGGTCAGAACGTCTGACTCGCAGCCCATTTCAATAAAGACTAATGATGTAAATAGACTTTATGTGACTTCTGCTGGAAATGTAGGAATAAATACTACTGCCCCAGTAGAAAAACTACAAGTATCTGGAAATGTTGTTGTAGGGCATGATGTTTACAATAGCTCATATGGTCAATACTTAAGATTTCCATTTGCTGGATTCAATTTGACAACGGGTACTTTAAAAGCTTATTTACAATTTGATTCTGTTGAGGATTACTCTGTTAATCTTGGCGATGCTTGGAAATGGAAATTGGGAACAGTTGCAAGGGCTGGAAATGATGGAAATTACAATTCACAATTTGAAATACTTAGAAGTACTAGAGCTGGAGTTACAGACAATACTGATTTTGCTATAAGCAGAGATGGGCGCGTTGGAATTGGAACGGTATTGCCTTCTGGAGGTTTGCATATTAATAATGCTCAGGGAGCTTTTTCTGAAGTAGTAAGACTTCAAAGAAATGGTGGAGTTTTTTATTCTGTTGGTCTTGATACTAACTTTTTAAATATTGCTTATAATGGAAATACAAATGGAAGTAATATTTTCGTTCTTAGAAATAATGGTTTTTTAGGTTTAGGAAATCTACAAACTGCTCTTTTTAATTTAGACATTGCTTCTACTCAAGGGCAGGGTATTCAATTAAGATATGATACTACTACTGGTTATCGCGCTCAAATTACTCCTTATTGGAATACTACCGCAGACACAAGAATAGACTTTGCTATTAATAGATCAGCTAATCTAGTAGCTGATGTAATAATGTCGGTTGGTTATGCTAGTAATGTTGGCGTTGGCACGACAAGACCTGTACAAAAACTTCAAATTGAAGGTACAGTTGGAAATCCTGCTTCTATTGCCACAACTCAAAGTGGAATTTTCAGAATAAGCAATACTACAGACAATGCTGTCCTAGATTTTGGCATAAGGGCTGGCGGAAATGGTGCTTGGATTCAATCCACGGACGAAACAGATTTAAGTGCAAACTATCCATTGTTATTAAATCCAAATGGTGCAAATGTTGGTATTGGAACTACTATTGTCACAGGAAGATTAAATGTTACTAGAAATTCAAACACTTCTCAGCCTATTGGCTATTTTTCTGAATTATTCACAAATCCAGCGGCTACAAATATAATTTTATTAGAAAGAGGTAATAACGTATCCGCAGCAAATCAATTAAGTTCAAACGCCGGTTTAAGAATTAGAGATCACTCATCAAATTATTCTTTATCTGTAGAAGATCATCTTAGTAATTTAAATTTTGCAATAAGCGGATCAAGAGTTTTAATCGGCACAAGAACTACAAGTTCTCTTTTAAATATTGGCGGAGTAGGTTCAACAGCCCCAGCAAGCGGTATAACACTTGGAGGAGATGCTGTCGCTAATCTATACAGAAGCACGGCTTCTCAAATAAAAACAGATTCTCAATTAGTCGCTGCTGGCGGATTTTATTCTACTAGCACTAGCAACTTCATGGAGAGTCTTTCTATAGGCACTTCAATAAATATAGAAGGTGGTCCAAACGAAGGTCTATTTTTAGGAGATACAAGCAGATGGTACATTGGTACAGCAGATAAGACTTATACTGTTAATGCGGATGGCGATTTACATTTTAGAGATAGCACTAATTCTATAACTAGAATGATAATTCAATATGCTAATGGTCACGTTGGCATAGGCTCAACAGATCCTGCTTATAGATTGGATGTTTATGATACTAACAAAAACATTGGAAGATTTTACAATAATCAAACTTCTCTTGAATTCTTTTTAGGAAGTACTAATAATACATTATATACTGATCTCTTCTTAGTAACAAGCAACGGTAACGCTCAAATTTTTAAAAATAGAAGCAATGCGGGTTGGGGAGGAGTTGACTCTCTTAACATTTATACAAGTATTGGACCTATAGCATTTCATCCGTCAGGCGTACAAAATGCATTATATTTAAATGAAATTGGTAATGTTGGTATAAATGTAGCAAATCCACCTAATAAATTGGTTTTATATGATAACAAAAATACTAGCACTTGGAATAGTAATTCTGCCGGTAATATTTCAAATATACAAGTAGTAAATTATCAAACTGGATTAAATATACCTGCGGTAATTGAATTAGTTCAAAATGATCATTCTTCTGTAAGGTTGGCTGGTTATAAGGTTAATGCAACAAGTTATTGGTTAAGTAATTTTGGCATTTCTGTCAGAAAAGCTGACACTAATATGCATCAAGTTTTTACGGCTCAATATGATGGGAATATTGGTATAGGTACAACAAATCCATATAGTTTATTAGATGTTCAATTAGCTTCTGCTGCTACTAGATATTTGACTTTATCAACTAATGATGGACAAGGTAGCTTTAATGGATTCGGATTAAACTTCAGAATAGCAGATACGGCTCATGATATTGCCCAAATTAGAGGAGATTACGAAAATAGTAATGGAGGTGGCTATGGAGGTTTATTTATTGCTACTAGATTTTCAGGAACTCTTTACAATAGACTTGCTATTAATGACAATGGAAGAGTAGGTATTGGTGTTAGTTATGGAACCACTTTGTTAACAGTTGGTGGCGCAGGCTCAACAACTGCGGCAAGCGGTATAACTTTTGGAGGAGATTCCGTAGCTAATATTTATAGATCAGCCGCAAGTCAACTTAAAACAGATGGTGGATTTGTAGTTTCAAATACTTTAGTAGTAGGAGGCGGAGAAAATGGAATAAGAATTTTTAAAGATGGTTCTAATTCTATATCTTCTACATTGTATTTAGCAAATGCAGCCAATACTAGAGCGTACAATTTCCAACAAAATGCCGCAGGTACGAATTTGGCTCTTTGGGGCTATAATTCTTCTAATATTTGGCAGAATTTGGTTAATTTTAATTACAATGGTAGCGTAGGTATTGGAACGACAACTCCATCAGGAACACTTCACATAGTTTCTTCTGTCGCTGGCGAAACCGTTTTTAGAGCAGATGGTACAAACGGAACACTTTTATCAGTAGTAGATGACCTATCTGATTCATTAATGTCTGTAAATAATAGCGCGGGTTTGCCTGTGCTTGAAGTATTTGCAGATGACAGAGTAGTTGCTGGTCAGTATGGCAGCGGAGATTTCGTTCTAACTAATAACAAAATAGGTATTGGAACGACTAATCCTGTTAATAAATTATCAGTAATTGGAGGAGCGAGTATTGGTTCAACAGCTTATAATATTTCTGCTCCAACTGATGGTTTAATTGTACAAGGAAATGTTGGAATAGGCACAACATCTTCTTCTTATAAGTTAAGAGTTTATAATGCTAATAATACCACTCCTCTAAGTATTGAACCCGGAGCTAATGCTGCTTTTAGATTTGCAGGTAATTCTACAAGCGTATACACTACAACTTTTAATATTAATGATACTGCATTATATATTGGACATGATAGCAGCGTTAGATCTTTCAATTTACAAACTAATAGTACCGATAGATTAACAATCAAAGGAGATGGAAATGTTGGTATTGGAACAACAAATCCCTCACAAAAATTAGATGTTCGTGGAAATATAAAGTTAGGCGCAGACGGTGCAGGTAACTATATTTATTATGTAAAAGATAATGAAGGTACAATAATTAGAACTACAAGATCTGATGTCACTCAAGAAGGTTTGTTTAGATCAGATGGTTGGGGTAATTTTACAGTAGATAAAAGTATTGGTGTTGGATATAGTTTAGGATCTTCATTTCCTTCTTCTACTATTGGAAATGGTAATTTATATGTTGCTAATACTATAGGAATAAATACGACAAGTCCAGCCGCAGCACTAGATGTTAGAGGTGGAATCCTAAGAACGAATAGTAGAATTAATAATTCTGAAGGTTATCCGCTTGGTCACTATTCTCCCGGAGAAACGGTATTTGAAATAGACCCCACATGGAGCCAAGCTGAACTTCAAAAATATTTTAATAGTAGTAGTGTCACTTGGGTAGCAGTAGCTGATGCTCCCGGGGGTTATTGTATTTATATTGATGGAGGAGTTAATGTTGGTGGATTTGCTGATTCTGGCTTCCCTTATATTCCAGTAGATACTAATGACATTTTCTACATGGAATGTTGGATTCAAAATGTAGGAACAAATCAAGCTCACTACATGGGAAGCCAAGATTTCGATCAAAATCTCGCTAGTTTAGGAGGTAATCCCGGTTCTTATGGTTATTGGGTAATGAGTAATTATAATCCCGGTACTAGCTGGACTAAAGTAAGTGGTTATATTACTGGATTTGGAAGCTCAGTTGGTCAATTTGTATCTGGTACAAAATACTGGACTCCTCAAGCTTTATTCAATTATACAGCAGGAACCGGAACAAGAGCCTGTCGTATTTCTGGATGGAAGATTATAAAAGTTTATCACCCCGGCAATAGAACTTTTACAGGAAGTATAAGCGCAGGTACAAGTATTAGTGCCGGTACTAATCTTACTGTTGGTGCCGATCTTTATGTTGCTGATGAATTGGGTGTTGGAGTGCCAATTGCAAATAAGAGATTAAATTATGGAGCGCAAATAAGTGCAGCTTCAGCTTCTATTCAGTTAGTTTTAGGAAGAACTACAAGTTCAACTGGACAAGGCGGAATTGGAGCAGATGAAAATAGTACTTTCGCAGTATGGAATGTAAGTGGGCAAACTACAAGGCAATTTGCTATTTCTCAAAGAGGCAATTTAGGTTTAGCCACTTCAACCGCTGCTCCTAGTTCAAGATTAACAATTGGTACAGATTTTGCAGGAGCTTCTGGTATTTCTATTGACACAAATGGCACTTCTAATTCTGCATTTGTAGCCAGAAAAAATTCTAGTATGACGGCCTATGGAATCCTTCCTTGGGATTCTCAAGTTTATATAAGCGCAGGAATATACTATAGAGAAGGAACTTGGACTCATCATAATGCTAATAATAATAATCAATTGTTTACGATGAATCCCGGAGTAGGAGTTACATGGTTCGCTTCAAATAATGGAACAGCTTCTTGGAATATATCAAATGGTGTTAATTTATGGGATGATTCAGCTAATTGGGTATCCTCAGTAAAATATGCTGGGTCATCAGATAATTATTTTAGTGCTTCAAATGTTGGAATAGGAACCAACACTCCTAGCGGTAGACTTCATATTGGTACGGCTTCTTATTCTAGTTCAAACAGGCCATTTATCGTAAATAATGGTGTTCAAACTGTAAATGCTAGACTTTATGATACAGCAGTTATACAACAAGATGACGTAACAACATTAAGATTAGTAGAAAGAAACCCTTCTGTTGCAAATCAAATACTTTCTTTTTCTATTGGTGATGGTGTTGCAAGAATAGCTTGCACTGCTCAACCAATGCAGTTTTATGTAAACGGTGGAGACGCTATTGGAGATTATGGTTACTTAGGCTTAAACGGAACAAAAGCTATTGAAATTAGCACATCTGCAAACGTTGGAATTGGCAACGTAACTCCAAATGCCGCAAGATTACATATTAAAGGCGATGGCTTTAACCCTGTTTTAAGAGTGGAAACTGCATTATTAGCAGGAGCAGCAGGAGGAACGGCTGGCAAAACATTTGTTGGTTGGTTGCCAATTCAAACTGGCGCACTTAGTCCCGGAGACACAGTTTACATCCCATTATATAAATAAAATTCTATGGAAAATATCGAATATAAAATATACAAATATGAGTTATGCCCAAGTGAATCTCCAAATTCTACTATTGTAGGATTTTTAATCACGGACACTAATTCTAGCAAATATACAAATATTGAACATACTTTGCCATTCTCTGAGACCAATAATTTAACTGAAGAAGAGATCTGCCAAATGGCATTTAATAAATTAAAACCACAAATTGATGCGATTATTACAAGATTCCAAACTGCAAATAATCCAGTAATTGGAAAAGTGTTCTTACCTTCTGCGTAAAAATAATTATTATAAAATATGGCAGTTCAACACGCAAACAGAGGTATAGTTAAAAAAGATTTGCAGTTATATTATAACCGCGAATATATTAAAAGCTTTAGAGGAGAAGCTGCTACAAACTATGCTGGAACGGTAACTGCTAATCATGAAAGTGCTGCTGCTTATTGGGTGTCAACGGTAACAAAAGATACAAGCACTGGCTATACTGCGTTTAAAGTAGTTCCATTGGCGGGAGGGTATCAAGCTTCAACGGGATTTTGGGTTTCTTGTGGAATTATAGCTGGAAATGGAGGGTTTCAACCTCCGGGGACTTATAGTTTATCTGCAAAAGTTTTATTACCGAAAGGGTCTGTTTTTACTTTTGGGTTTAGAGCTTATCCTTTTACAGAAGAATTTGCTGTAGATGTAACTGGAACGGGCACTTGGCAAACAATAAAAAGAGAAAACTTTACTTGTACTGGATATAACTATTTACAACTTCAAATGATTAGAAGAGTGAATGGTGGTACTGGAGGATCTTCTCCTATATATCCCGGTGATCCATTTTGGGTAAGAGATGTGATGATTAATTCTGGTTCTTATGCAAAGCCATTTGCTTCTATGGCAAATGAATTAAGCGCAAGACCGGAGAATACCACAAACATAACAAACAATGCAAACTTTGCTTCTGCTATATCTGGAACAGATTCTGGAGGAACGCAGAATGGGTGGACTTTTGGATCTTGGAGTGGAACAGGAAATTCTTATGTTACTCAGTCTTCAACAGTGATTTATTCTTCTGGAAGTACATCTTATAGCGCAATACCTCTAAGAGTAACAAGAGCAGCGGCTGGTGCTATGGATTTTTTTAGCTCTAATTGGAATACTCTTACAAATGGAGTAGTCTATACAATTTCATTTTGGGCAAGATCAAATATCACGACAACGCTAAATATAAATCATCAAAATTTAGGAACTATAAAATCCTATTCTATTGATGCTGCTGCTGGATGGTATAAATACACTGGAACATTTACTCATGCAGGTGGAACTCAATATCCATATTTAACTCATGCTGGTGCTAACGGTACTTGGATTGAAATTGCAAATGTACAATTAGAAGCGAAATCATTTCCTACAGATTTCACGACAACAAATAGAACAAGCGTAGCAAATACTGCTGCAAATGGTGGTGGCTTGTTAGATTTAAGTGGAAATCTTTATGATATTAATTTAAATGGTGCCAATGTTTTGTTTGATAGTGGCGGATTTTATTTTAATGGAAATACGGCGGGACCATATATTACTCCTGTATCTAATTCTACTTTAGATTCTTTGAGTAATAATACTCATACTTATGAAGTGTGGTTTAAATTATTAGGAACTCCTGCTGGATTGTATGATGGTTATTTTTTTGGTAGATCAGGATTTCATGAAGGTTTTGTTCATTTAAAATCTTCTTCTAATGTTATTTATGTAATTACTTGGTATTTTGATAGTACAAATGCAGCGTTAGGAGCTACGCTTTCATTGAATACTTGGTATCATGGAGTATATGTTGCTAATGTAGAAGCTGCAACTAGGCAATTATATATAAATGGATCATTAGTAGATAACAATACTTTGACAAAGCAATTAAGACAATACACATCTGCGTATTATATTGGCGCAGCGAGCGTAGATTACGCAAGCAATTCTATTGTTTCAACTGCAAGAGCTTATAATAGAGCATTATCTGCCACAGAAATACAACAAAATTTCAACGCAACACGCAAAACTTATGGTGTCTAAAATATGAGTACAGTAAACAATGGGCCACAAATAGTAAAAAATTCATTAGCTTTCGTTTTAGATCCTACGGTTAGCGCAGGATTTATTAAAACGCCAAGACAATTGAGTAATTGTCTATTATGGTTAGATGGAAGCGATACTTCGACTTTAAGTTTATCTTCTAATATAGTTAGTTCTTGGTCAAGTAAAGGGACTTCTGCACTTGTAGCTCTTCCGCAGCAATTATCAAGTTTACCAGCTAGTAATTTTTCTCCACTTTATGTAGCGGGTGCAGTAAATGGATTAGGAGCTATTTATTTTGATGGATCTAATGATTATATGTATGTAGGTTCATTATCTGCACTAGCCAACATACCGGGATATACAAGTTTTATCGTTCTTTCTCCTATTTATTTAAATGCGACACAAGTTTTCTGTGGATTACAGGCAAGTTTTTCAAGCGGAACTTATGATTTTTTTACATACTATCTGTCATTAGATACTTTAAGAACTGGATTTGATGGTGGTGGTAATGGAGCTACAAGTTATACTTCTAGAAATGATGGTCAGAAAATAATAATATCAACAGTAAGAAGCGCAGGAACAGCAAATACATTTGTTAATGGTTATCAAATACAAACAAATGGTTCTGTGAACGCAAATACAGACGCTGGAATAAGCATACTAGGAATAGGAGCCAATACATATTTATCAGGAAGTCAACCTTATAAGGGTTATATTTGTGAAATTGTTATTTATAATAGAGCCTTAACTACAAAAGAAAGAAGGCAAGTCGAATATTATTTATCAAATAAATGGAGAATTCCATTCTTGCAATCTTCATTATCAAATATTGACTTAGTATATGCAAATTCAATAACTGCTCCAAATAGCAATGTTCCAATTATCGACAAGAGTTACAGATTAAATCCTGCGGATGCAACTGGATCTCCAAAAACAAGTAATTTTTATGCAACGAATGCTATTTCTTATTTAGCTTCTTATATTACAACATCCATAACAATGGAAGCTTGGGTTAAACCACATAATTTTGCGTTTGCTGGTAATAATACTGATATTGGTGCGATAATGATTGCTGGTGGAAATTTTTATTTATCATTAGATAGTAATGGGAAATTCAATTCTTTTATGTATGGATCTAGTGGCAGCACAGGAAGTCATTTACCTAGCACAACTTCTGTTACTAGAAATGCATGGAATCATGTAGTATGGACTTATGATGGGGCTTATATTAGATGGTATTTAAATGGAGTTTTAGATAAAATTTCTTCTCAAGTTTATACTCTAGGCACGTTGACGGTGAGTAGTTATATTGGAATTGGTGCGGAATCTAATTCTAATTATGGTAGAATGTTAGATGGCTATGTTTCGGGATGTAAAATATATGGAAGAGCCTTAACTGTAGATGAAATATTACAGAATTACGAATTATCTAAAACAGAGTTTTCTAATTTACCAAATATCGTTACTTCAGGATTAACTATTTATTTAGATACAGATGTTTATTCTAGTTACATTGGAAGCGGAACAACTTTTAATGATTTAACTGGTAATGGTAATTATTTTCAATTAACAAATAGCCCAACATACGTTTCAACAGAGCCTAAAAATTTTAGTTTATCTGCTGCAAGTAGTCAATATTTTCTATACTATGTATCAATAGGAAATCCTACAGGAAATACCGGTCTTTCTTTGCCCAGTGCAAATTCTTGGACTTGTTCTTTTTGGTTTAGGACAACAACTAATACAACTTATAATCCATTCCTATCTCATATGGGAAGCGGCCCTGTATATTGTTTAATGGGTACAACAGGAACAACTCTTACTTATTATCATTATAATGGTGGATGGTTTTTTAAAAATGGAACAACAAATATTTTAGATAATGTATGGCATCAAGCAGTTTTTGTTAATGCTGGTAATACAATGATTATTTACTTAGATGGCGTAGTAGAAAGATCGTCATTTGATTCTACCGTTAGTGGTGGAAATAATTTTGTTAATGGATTTGGCGGAAGTTGGGCAGGAAATTTCACAGGCAACTTAACTAATTTTATGTATTATAATACAAACTTATCTGCGGCCCAAGTATCGCAAAACTATAACGCACAAAAACATAGATTTGGAAAATAATATATGTCTCTCCAATATAGCCCCAAAATTACAACCGATGGTTTAGTGATGTGTTTAGATCCATCACAAAATAAATCATATCCAACTGATTTGCCTGTGAAAGGCGGATTGGTTATGTGGATGGATGCGGCAGATGATAGCACATTTAGTTATAGTTCTGGAACTACAGTGAGCCAATGGAGAGACAAGAGTGGATACAATTATCACATGGTTCCTGTTTCTGCTGGACCAACTAGAAATGCTTTTTTGAATTCAAGAAAAGTATTAGCTTTTACTAATACTCAAGATATACAAAATTTATCTATTGATTTAAGAACTTCAGCTTATAGCGTTTTTGTAGTTGATAGATATACAAGCCCATCTTCTGGGACAGGGAGAATATTAACATCGAATTCAGGATTAAATAATTGGTTATTAGGTCATTGGGCGAGCGAAGTTAATAAATATTATGCTAATGGATGGGTGTATCAAACATATGCTGCAATTGATACAAATTGGAAATTATATTTAGGTGATTGGGGTGGGTCATCTAATAATGTGGCAAATTTTTATGGAGCAGGTACTGCATTAGCTACAAATAGCACATTCGCAACTGCTGGTCCTTGGGGATTAGGAATAAACGCTAATTCAGGCGAAAGATCAAATTGCGAAGCAGCAGAAATTATTGTATTTAATAGGCTTCTAACAGCCACAGAAAGAAGATTGGTTCACACATATCTCGGACAAAAATGGGGTATATCTAATACTGATAGAAGTATAGTTGATTTAGCGGGGAATGATGATAATGGATTATTAGGAAATGGAACTGTGGCAAATATGCCTGTTTATAATTATTATAATAAAGGAGGATTGAGATTTAATAGCAGTTTTTCTAATTATGTTATTGGTCCAAACACAACAATCTCTGGCAGTCAAACGTTTTGTGTTTGGGCGGTTATGACAGGTAAACAAAATAGTCCTACAGGTGTTTTATCTCAACATGATTATGTATCGACTGCTAATTTTGGAATAAATATATTAACATCAAATCAATTAGCTCCTTCGATTGGGTATACTAATGGAACTAGAGAATATCAAGACAAAACTACAACTGGTGTTATATCTTATAATCAAATTTTTAATGCTGTTTTAGTTTATAATGCTGGTATATTAATGGAGTTTTTGATTCTGAGTACAGTTTATCATTGACTCCAAAATCAACTAATTGGCCTATTGGTTTAGGAAGATGGGATCCAAGTTATGATAATTATTATTTTGATGGTACTATTTTTTCAGCTCTGGTTTATAATAAAGCTTTGTCACCCATTGAAGTCGCTCAAAATTACGAAGCTCAAAAGTCAAAATTTGCAAATACAATTGTACAACAAGGATTAGTATTAAATCTTGATGCTGGTAATCCTTATAGTTATGCTGGATCTGGAACTACTTGGTATGACGTTAGCGGAAATGCTATAAATGCATCTGCGAGTGGAACATCTTCTTATGTTAATTCAAACGGTGGGTTCTTAAGTTTTCCTAATAATAATAGTTATTATAATACTTCAACAGTTTCTGCGTTGAATTTAGGATCAGCTTCATTTAGCATGGAGTGTTGGGTTTATTTAGATGCGGCAACTGCATCAGATAATACTTATAGAGGAATAATAAGCTTAGGCACAAATGCAAGCAATTATGTTTATATTGCAAAATGGCGTTCAGGTTTGTATTCTGGCTTATATGTTCAATATGTTGCAGGAGCAGCTACAATAACAGGAGTTTATCAAGCTAATGAATATAATCCGGTTTCAAAATGGACTCATGTTATAGCAACAAAATCTGGTAGTTCTTTAACTCTTTATGTGAATGGTTCTATCGTATATACAATAAATGATTTAAATACAACCTTTACTGGAAATAGCTCTGTTTATGTCGCGCAAGCGCATGGTGGCGTTGCTTCTTTATATGGTTATGTTGGAGAATCAAGAGTTTATAATATTTCTTTATCTGCTGCTCAAGTATTGCAAAATTACAACGCTACAAAAGGAAGATTCGGATTATAAAGTGTAAAAAATATTAGAATAACTTAATTTTAGATTAAAATAAGAAAATGAATACAATATTTATCCCCGTTTATCCAAAGCCATCTGGCGCAAATGTGACGCAGCTTTGCGTTGACTTTAATGCATTTGATCCTCATGAAGGAGTGAAATTCTCTGTTGTGATGAAAAATCCAGCAGGTCTAGTATTAGATAAAACTTTTACTAATCTTGCAGGAGACGACTGGCAAGACTGGCCACCTGAGCAAACTGCTACAGCCGATTATGATTATGTAAAGAATGTGATATTAGAAAATTTAGGATACACTCAAGCTATTGCTCCATTTATTACTTCTCAACCAGTAGATCAAAAAGTTCTAGATGGACAAGCTGCTGAATTTTCCGTAGTGGCAAGCGGTGATTCTCCATTAAGTTATCAATGGGTTAAAAATGGATCAGATGTCGAAGGGGCGACTTCTTCAATTTATTCTATACCAACTGTTGGAACTGGAGATTTGGGTTCTTATAATGTTAAGATCAACAATCCAGCAGGTTCAATTACTAGCTCTAACGCTTCATTGAATTTATTCCAAGCTCCAGTAATTACATCTCAGCCACAAAATCTTGACTTGATGGTCAGTGGGGTTGGCTACTTGAACGTGGGAGTTATGGGAGATCAGCCATTTGCTTTCCAATGGGATAAAAATGGTGAGATTATTCTAGCTGCCACTGGAAGTGCTTTTGAAATTACGAATGCTCAAATCTCTGATTCTGGAAATTACTCTGTAACAGTTAGCAATGTTGCTGGATCTGTAAAGAGTGATCTTGCTATCGTAACTGTAAATGAGCCAACTCCTCCACCTCCTCCTCCACCAGTTCCAACTGGAGATAATGCTTAATTTTTAAAATATCTCTTCTCAAGCCCCGAAAGGGGCTTTTTTTGTGTAATAATGTGTATGAATTTAACAGGTACACAAGGTAACTCTTTTTATAAGAGACTTGTTGCCCGTGACTCTGATGGAGTTGTAATGAACTTATCAGGCTTCACGGCTTCTGGATATGTAAGGGCAAGTTATGGCGCAGGATACACAAACGATAATGTGTATGTGCCAAGCTCTGGTATTTTATTAGACTTAAATCCAAAAATCATATCAGGATCAGCAGGAGAAGCTTTTGTTAGTGGATATGTTGATATCAATGTAGGAAGAACAGGAATGGCGGCTTTACCTTGCAGTTACTTACTATACGATGTTCAAGTTTTCTCGGGAGAAGATTATGCTCGTACTATTGAAGGCGGCTATTTTATAATTAATCCAGAAATAACATACTAATATGAAAATCGTAGACATGGCTCAAGAACTCTATTTCGAATTAGGTCAACCAAGTGATCTATCCGTACCAGCTATCAGTTATTGGCTTAGGAGCAATATAGGTATTCTTAATAACAAGCTAAACAAAGACATTATTATAGACGACACTTCTTTGGAGCTTTTGCCCAATTTGGGAGAAACAGAGAAGTCTATTTACAAAAAGATCTACGAATGTTATTTCTATGATCTAAAAGTCAAACAAACTTTAAATGCAATAAATGGAGATAGTTTGTTGGAAGTTACAGATGGCGGCGGAACTGTCCGTAGGATTAACAAAAATGAAACCAGCAAAATATACTTAGAAGCTAAGAAAAATATGCTTAATGAATTAACTATGATGATTAATGATTATAATATCAACGACGTTGGTCCTTTGCAAGTTGCTGGCGACGATACCGTAGCTGGTTCTTATATTACTGATAAGTATTATTCAATCAGACCATTTAATAGAGTTTAATTATGGCATCTTTAATAACAGACGCACAAAGACTTAGTTTTGGATCAAGTTATAATGATCTTTTTGATACATTATCTAGGGATATTGTCGTCTACAAAGAGCCTATTAAAAATATAACTTCTGTTAACGAAACTCCAGTATTTGGTTATCCAACAGATCAACTGCCTGATAGCGTAACTTATACGCCAGTCTCTGGTGTTTATAAAGCTAGAATATTTTATGGTAGCCCAGACGAAGACATTGTGTCTTTAAACTCTCAAATTAAAAACCCTAATACTACTGCCAGAATTAGAGTTCGTTTAGACGCTAAAGATTATATTGAAAACGGCAAAACAGAAAGAATAACTTTCGACAATAAATCTTGGAATGTACAATATGGTTTTGTGGTCAAAAGATACATCGATGAATCTTATTATGAGTACATGATGAAGGAAATAATGTAATGGCTACAATAAATAAAACAATTCTAAATAGAGAAGTCAAAAAACTTCTTTTCAGTAAAGACGTTCAAAATTTAGCCTATCAAAAAGCCGAAAAAGAATTTCAAAGACTTAAAAATCAAACAATAAAAGAGTTCGATCAGCATCCAGTTACCGTAGAATTAGAAATGGGTGCCGAAGGAAAGAACATATCAAAAACATTACCCGGAACAAAGCCTGACTCTAATTTGTTTTCATTTATTGGATTTGATCAAGACTCTCAGCCTACGCAACAGGTAAGGCAAGTTTTAGAAGAAGAAATTTTACTAAATAGAATTCCCAAAACAAGAACAACAGAAACAGGCGTTCGATTTGAATTCCCTGTTTCAGTTCCCACTTTAAAGTCAATAGAGCAAAAAACTCCATTGCCTTGGGAAACTGGAAGAAGCTGGATCAGAGGAATTGAAAGAGGTATTTCTGGATTGGGTTATTATTTGTCTGGAAAATTTAAGTCTCCTGAACCTAGCCGATCTGGTGGTGGTATTCAAGCAGAAGATAAAGTTAGATCGGGTTCTTTCTCTACTGTAAAATACTTGAGTACAATACTAAAAAATCTAAAAGATAAACTCAAACAATGAAACCGCAATTTGACAACCAAATATCTTCATCGTTTTTAATGTGGTTTGATCACACTCTATTATCCAAGGGTGAAGCTTACTATAATGTAACCACTGCATTTCCTGCTAATTCTTCTTATGTGAATGGCTTTTATGCTTATAACGGACCTTACAAAGGTTTAGTTTATGATTCTTCTATTGCTGGAGCGACGGTAATGACAGGAGTTACCATAAACGGCGCAAATTATAATCTAGGTCAAAATCCTTTAAGTGGTATAAACTATTCAGAAGGGCAGATTTATTTAAGTTCTGGATCTTTAAATGTTTCTGGTACTTATTCAGTTAAAGAATTTAATGTGTTAATGACATCTCAACCAGAAGAGGTGCTACTATTTGAAACTCAATATGTTAGAAGAAATAAAACTCCTGCTGGATCTTTAAAAGACTCTTTAAAAGAAAACACAATAACTTACCCTGTAATTTTCATCAAAAATAATGGAAGCACAAATGATCCTTGGGCTTTCGGCGGCACAGATGAAACAAGGGTAGATTTTAGAGCTATTGTTATCGCTGATTCGCAATATACATTAGATGCAGTTTGTTCATTATTTAGAGATAGAAATTATGATAATGTTCCTCTAATTGATACAACATATAATCCATTTAATGTTTTGGGAAGTTTTAAGAGTGGAGTAGTTTTTAATTATGACAAAATAACTAGCGGAAAAGACTACTGCATGATAGATAGAGTTTCCGTCTCAAAGATTGCAGGTGTAAGAGATAGGGAGAACAACATTAATCCCGGTTCTTATTATGGGTTGATTGACTTTGAATTAGTTAAATTTAGACAACCAAAACAAACATAAAAATATATGCCAAGAAATAGAGTAATTTACCAAAATGAAGCGTTATATGTTGGTCCTTCGCCAGCTATATCTGGTCACTATAAATTCGTGACAGGAAGTTATATTAACGTCCCTACTCAAAAATTAAATCAATTAGACCCTCTCGCTTCAAGAACTTTAGCTTCAGGAAATAGCACTACTAACGCTACTGTTGCTATTATGCAAGGAGGCTTGGCTCCAAATTTAGCTAATTTAGATCGTGTTCAAAGCATTAATTATAACTTTAATGTAGCAAGAAGAGACGTTAATCAATTTGGAAATTTAGCTGCAATAGATAGGGTTATTATAGATCAGCCAGTAGTAAATATTGATTTTAATTATTTACAAAATGGATTTAAGAATGAAGAAGAATTAGGTTTTCAGGTTACTACTTTAAAGAGAAGCGCGGCAGTAAATTTAACAATAGTTGCTTCTGGGCAGTCAGAATATGGAATAACGGCTGCTTCTGTCGCTGATGGAGGTCAGGGATATTTAAATTCGTTTACATTAACTCTTCCTCAAGCAGGTGGGAATGTGCCTCCAGTTCTTTCTTTTGGAGTTGCTACTGGAGGATTGTACGCAGGTCAAGCTACAGGAGTTTCTATTACAAATCGAGGATCAGGGGTAATCTTTATAAATTCATCTCAAGTCGCTTCACCAAATTCTTACATAAATGTTCCTGTTAATGTTGGAATTGGTGGAAGTTCTGATGGCAAATCTTTTTCTCCAACACTCGCTAATAACTATCCAGAAGGTACTTCTAGCATTGTAGATGTAACTTGCTTGAGCGGAATACTTACAAAAGCAAGTGATGAAAGGAATCTATTTGTAAGAACTGTTCCTCAAGGAAATGACGTTAGCATTGCAACAACTGGCACATTAGATCAAGCAATTATTGCTTTTGGAAATACGGTTATTACAAATTATACTATTAATGCAGCAGTAGGAGATATTCCAAATGTAGCAATTAGTAACGAAGCTAGAAATTTTTCTATAGTTACTGGAGATAATGATTTCAAATCTAGTGCTGCTGGTAAACGTTATCCTTTACCTTCAATAGATGAAGATGGCACAAGAGTAAATGGAACATATTCTCTTCCAGATTTTAATAGTAGATCAGACCTATCACAAAATATATCTGCATTTAGACCCGGAGGCATTATCCTTGATTTAACTCCATTCTATGCTTCTGGAGGATTAGGAATCGATACAAGAACGTCTTCTTTAAATGCTCAAAATTTCACTTTATCAATGGGTTTATCTAGAGAATCTTTAAATAAACTTGGAAATACTTTCAATTTTGCAAAAGAAATTACTTTCCCAATTAGCTACAGCTTCTCTGTAAATGTTTTAGTTTCAGAAATAGCAACAGGTAATTTGGTTGATATAGTATCAAATAGAGATATTAAGTTTGACACTTCAGTATCTTTTATCAAGCCCGGAACTGAAAATTCAAGTTTTGGAAGAATAACGGGAGTAAAATACGTTATTAAATCAGCTCAATTAGAATCTTTGGATTTTAGTTCTTCAATTGGAGCTAATAAAACAGCCACTTTAACCTTTGGAGGTCAAATGAGTTCTCCTCAAGATTCCACTAAAGGTGTATTTATGCAGGGAGATTATTGGATGCAAAGACAAGAAATCATATAATAATTTCTCAAAACAGAATAAAAAATGTAATAATAAAAAGAAATTTAAAGGATTAAAAATATGCCAAGAAATCGTGTAATTTACCAATCAGAAGCGTTATTCAACACAAAAGACAGTGTTGACGTAACGTCTTCTACACCACCACAAACTGGAGCTTTATATATTAACCAGTTTTCTCGCGTCCAATCTTGTAATTATAACTTCAATATTGCAAGAAGAGACGTTAACCAATTCGGCAATCTAGCCGCTATTGATCGTATTATTCTAGAGCAGCCCACTGTAGGAGTTGATTTTACTTATTTGCTAACAGATATGGCTAATGAGAAGAATCTTGGCTTCTCGGTTATTGACGCTGGCATTACTGGTATTGTTAACATAACTAGTGCTGCTGCTACTCAATCTTGTTTGTCTGGAATTCTCACTAACGGATTTGTTAATACAAAAAATTATTTCATCAGAACAGTTACCGAAGGTAATGACGCTTCTTCTTTTGCTGGTGATACTGCCGCTAACCAAACAGTAGGAAGCACAATTGGGTTAGGAAACGGTTTCTTAACTAATTATTCGATTAATGCCGCTGTAGGAGATTTCCCAACTACTTCTGTTAGTTTGGAATGCTTAAACATGAATTTCAGCAATGGAAATTCAGGCGCAGCCCCCGGAGTCACTTCTGCTGGAAACGTTGCTGGAGGAACTTTCGTTCTTCCTCAAGCTACTGGTAATCCAAATGGCGAAAATCCTCTTGGAAAAGTCGCTGCTCTTAGACACGGAGATATCTCTTTCTCTCTAACAAAGACTCAAGGTCAGTCTTATGGTGGTACAGATTTAACTACTTCTGCCGCTATTCAAAACTTCTCTATCTCAATGGGTTTAAATAGAACTCCATTGCAAAAGATCGGAAGCAGATACGCTTATTCAAGAGAAATTGATTTCCCAGTTACCGTAACTCTTTCTGTTACAGCTTTAGTACAAGATCTTACTACTGGCAACTTGGTTGATCTAGTAAATACAGACGGTCTTTATGATGCCGTTATTACTCTTGCTGCCCCTGCTATTGCTAACACAGATTTAATTGCCAGCGAGGGAGTTGGTTACGTTATGAAGAGACTTAACTTGGATTCACAAGACTTCTCTTCTTCAATCGGAGCTAATAAGCAGGTCACATTGAACTTCTCTACTCAAGTTGGTTCTCCTCAACAAAACGACAGAGGATTGTTCATGCTTGAGACATTGCCTCTCCACTAATTAAATAAATATCAACTTCAAAGCCCCAGCCTAAAAACTGGGGCTTTTTTGTTTTTATGCGTGTAAATATTATTGGATAAAGGTATTTCAAAGGTATTATGGCTATGGATATAAAAATGAAAGAGTTTGTTCTCTTTCAAAATCGGCGTAAAGTTATTAATCTATATAAAAACTTTTTAATCTTACTTGAAGATTTAAAAGAAGATGGTTATAATATAACTGAAGATAAGTATCAAAGGCTAAGAAAAAAAGTTCTTGATTCTGGCAATGATACTATCAGACAGTTCGAAGAAGAACTAAATAATATAGATTTATAATGAAAACGATATACGAATTTGCAATAAATAAAGAAGGCGTTGTAAAAGAGACAGAAGAGTCTGTAAACGAGGCTGGTCAAAAAGTCACGATTACCAAAGATGTAACTACTCAGATTCCTCATAACTATTTTATCAAAAAGCCTACTAGAGCTTTGTTTGACGAAGCTGAATTGTTTTATGGCGTTAAGCTTTCTGAAGGAGTAAAAGCTGGTCTTCTTACTCGTACACTACTAAACAAGAGATACGTTGATGATGGCGGAATCTTAGCAGACAAGACTAAGAATGCAGAAGCCGATGCTTACAAGGATCTCTATGACGCTCAAAACGAACTACAAAGACTTCTTGCTTTAGAAGAAAAAGATCGACCAGATTATTTTGCAGCAAAAAAAGAAGAGTTAGAATCCAAGATTACTGTAATTAAAAACTCTCTAACAGAACTAGAGATGCAAAAAGAATCCTTGTTTGATAATACCGCAGAAACAAGGGCGCGTAATAAAGTAATTACTTGGTGGATATTATTTTTGTCATACTATGAGAAAAACGGGGAGAAACAACCATTCTTTGGTGAAGGAGATTATGAAACCCGAATGAACAGGTATGACGAAATTTTTGAATCAGAAGATCCTCATCTAGTAAAGGTGGCTAATGCTTTCATTTACTTTATTAGCTTCTGGTATGTTGGTAGAGCAAATTCGAAGGAAGACTTCGATGTATTAAAGTTAGAACAAAAAATCTTTTAATTTCTTGCATTAATTAATCCTAGCCCCTGCGCGAGCGGGGGCTTTTTAGCATATGGACATAGAAGCCTTTAATAAAAATCTAAAATCCCTTTACTGGGACATAATAAATGGTTCGTCTTTATTTATATTAGATGGTAAAAATTACTATGTTAAGCACATGTCTCCTAAAGACGCTGGTACGATAGAAATACAAGAAAATTACTATTATAACAGAGCAAAGTCTCAAGGTATCCAAACAAACGAAGAGAAGATACAAGAATTAATAAAAGAAAATCTTTACAGCAAAAAAGATGATCAAAAGATAGAAAATAGCAAATTAACTCTTGCGAATTTAGCAAAAACTCGTCGCAAATTATACTTAACTAGAGACCTTGATAACATTGATAAACAAATGAAAGAGATCTCTGAAGAGATACGAGTTCTAGAACAAAAGAAAAGCGACTTACTAGAGAATACTTGTGAGACATATTCTGCCAAGCGAATGAATGAGTTTTACATTTATTACTCAGTATATATTGATGAAAAATGCGAAAAACATGCTTTTACTTTAGAAGAGTTTGAGGATATAGATCAAGTTGAGTTATTTAATTTAGTTAGTGCGTATTCTAAATGCGCCCAAAAATTCAATAACCATAATATAAAAAGAATAGGAGTTAGCGGATTTTTCCTTAATTATTTCTATTTGTCTGAAGATAATCCCTATTTCTTTTATGGTAGACCAATTACACACCTAACATTTTATCAGGTTGAGTTGTTTGGTTATGCTAGATACTTCAAAGACTTAATGAGCAAGTCTAGTGTCAAGCATCCTGATGAGTATAATAATGATGTAGATAAGATTATTGATTGGTATGAGTCTAGTAGCAATCTTGAAAAATTACATGAAGATAAGAACGCTGCTTCAGGTAAAGAAACAGCGGTTCAGGCAGTTTCTGTCATGGGAGCTACCAAGGAAGACCTAAAGAAATTAAAGCAAGACAATACTGGAGCCATCTCTCTAGATGAAGCCGCAAAGAAAAAAGGCGGCTCATTAAGTTTTGAAGATTTAATCAAATTACACGGCGTTTAAGTGTAATTATTCTTAGGTTTAAGGATATATGGCTACATCAGCAGGAAATATTCCCATTTCAGCGACGTTTGCTGCCGCGCAGCTTGAAAAAGATGTGTTGTCGGCGTTGAATCGTATCCAGAGCAAGAGTAATCTTTCTCTAAATACAAGAAATTTTTCTCAACCACTGGGTAAAATTACTGGTCTTGCTAATGAGTTTAATAAGTCTTTAGAGGCTTCAAACGCCCGTGTAGTTGCATTCGGAGCTTCTGCTGGTCTTATTTTTGCAGTTCAAAAGTCATTTTCCTCTTTAGTAAATACTACTATCGAAGTAGAAAAGTCTCTTACTGATATCAATGTAGTATTAAATACATCTTCTAAGGGCATCAAGCAATTTGGAGATCAGTTATTTAGTGTAGCAAAAAATACTGGATCGGCTTTTAAAGATGTAGCCAGTGCTGCAACAGAATTTTCAAGACAAGGTTTGGGATTAGAAGAGACATTAAAGAGAACAAGAGATGCTCTTATCTTAACTCGTCTTTCTGGTCTTGATGTCGTTTCTAGTACTGAGGCTCTTACTGCTGCTGTAAACTCATTTACAAAAGAAGCTCTCACTACAACTGATGTAGTAAATAAGTTAGCCGCCGTTGACGCTAAATTCGCAGTTAGTTCTAGAGACTTGTCCGAAGCTATTCAGCGTGTAGGTTCTTCAGCCAGCGAAGCTGGAGTTAGTTTTGATGAATTGTTAGGTATTGTTACTTCTGTTCAGCAAACAACTGCCCGTGGTGGTGCTGTAATCGGTAACGCTTTAAAGACTATTTTTACAAGAATAGAAAGACCTCAAGTTATCAGTGATTTGAAAGACTTTGGTATTGCTGTTACTGATATTTCAGGAAATGCTTTGCCAACGATTAAAGTTATTGAAAACTTGGCTCAGTCATTTCAAAATTTAAATCCTGTTATTAAATCTCAAGTTGCTGAACTTGTTGGTGGTGTTTATCAAATTAACATTTTAAAAGCGGCATTAGCAGACGTATCAAAACAAAATTCTGCATTCGCAGAAGCTACAAGAACTTCCTCTAAGGCAGCAGACGAAGCTATATTAAAGAATAAAGCATTAAACGAAAGCCTTTCTGCTTTACTTAATGAGACAACTATTAATTTCACAAAATTTGCTACCTCAATTGGAGAAGCAAGCGTTGGACCCGGAATTAGAAAAGTTTTAGGCTATATTAATTCAAGCTTAGAGTCTTACAATGAAAAAGACGCAGAGGGAGTTGGCGAAAAAATTGCGACTGGCGTATTAAGTGGTGTTACTAATTTTATAACTGGTCCCGGTTTAGGTATTGGAGCGTTTGCAATTGGAAAACTATTAGCTAACTTTACTAAATTCGCTGGAGATGCGACTAAAAATCTTTTGGGGCTAAATACTCTTGGAAGGCAACAAGCTGTTTTACAATCAGAAATTGGTAAAATTCTTTCTGATAATCCTGATCTAATTAAAGACATTATCTCTGGATCTAGAACTCGCTTGCAAGTAGAACAACAAATAAAGCAAACTCTTATAGAACAAGCTGCTTTATCGGAACAAATTAAAAATTCTTCTATTGATATAGGCGGTAGATTTTTAGCTTCAGGCTTAAGAGTTTCTGAAAAGAATACTATTGTTGGAAGAAGAAGCGCAGAAGGATACATTCCAGCAAAACAGCAAGCCGCAGAGATGGTTGGAGCTATGCAAGGTGGTTATACTCCCGGTAGAGTAGTTGCTGCTCCAAAGTCAATTGGCGGAATAATGAATACTGCCGAAACAGTTAAATATATTCCCGGTTTCGCTCAACCTTATATTTTACCTCCTCAAGGATCTCGCGCAGCACAAGCTTTGGCTTCAAAGTCAATGGCAAAGAATGGAATTAATCCTTATATGGCTACAGGATTTGTTCCTAATTTTATTCCTATGCCATTAGAAAATGATGCTTATGGATACGGAGATGATGAATGGCTTCGCAGAGCAAGTGATCGTGCGGTTCCTCTTGCTAATATTAGACTTGATCCTAAATATCAGGCTGCTTTTGATCCATCTAGACCGAAAGGCGAAAGATTTTATAGAAAAGATGGTGCGCCATTTACAGCGAATGATTTAAATCACTTTGTAAGAGCAGGAGCGAAATATGGAGAAATAAGAGCAGAAATGCCAGCTTCTATTTTGATGAGCGATAAAAGATATGGTAAAAGAAAACCAGATGGTACAATTTTTGGTTTGGATGATATTAGAGCTACTTACGCTCCCGGAAAAAAAATAGAAGCTGAACAAAAGGTTAAAGAAGGAATAAAACAAGTTTATGATCCTTATATTCCCCCCGCTTCAATGCTTGTCTTTGACGCAATGCAAAAGAGTTCAGAGAGGGATGTCAATGAAGATGATTTGGAAAAAACAGGAGAGATGTCCACTAAAAGAAAAACTTCTGGAAGAATTTTTAAGATTAAATCTTATGCTCTAAATGCTTCAGCCTTAAATGAAGAAAAAACTGGACTAATTCAAAAAACACAAGATTTTTCTCGTAAAATGACTAAAGATCTTGCTAATTACATTAGACCCGGAGAATATTCAGACACTTCTGTTGATAATTTTTTTGGAGCAGCAGGTAAAAATTATAATGTATTAGCTGGTACAATATTTGAAGCTTCTACAAATTTAGCTGCTAATTATACAAGAGATAAAGCTAATTCTGGAGGAGATTTTGACGTAAGAGGCGGAAATATTGGAAACATAAGACAGCTTTTCCCCGGATTTACAGACCAATATGGAGATTATAAATTAAAAAATAATGATGAAGCTATAAGATCATTTATTGATAAAGTCACGAAACAATATGGTCAACAGATAGGAAATCACTTTAAAGAGCAAGAAATTAAAGCAGGTAGCGTTACTAGTGGATTTAAAACTAGTTCTTTTGGTTTTATTCCTAATTTCGCTCCAAAGCCTTTTAATTTTAGATTTTCAAACCTAGGAGAAAAAACAGCCCAAATTTCTCCCAAGTTAAGAGATTGGCTCGCTGACAAATACTTCGACCCCGAAATGGCAAGCACAGGAACTTTGGAAAGACTAGCTTCTTTGAATCGTGATTCTGGGGCATTCTTTTCTAGTCTTGAGAATCCAAATGCTGTAGCTGGTATTCCTGTTAGAGGTCAACAAGGTTTTGTTTCTAGACAAAATAGAGGAGCAAGAGCAGGAGCTTTCTTGAATGCTTTAAGGGCAAGATTGCCAGATTTTATTCCCGGATCTTTGCCAAATTTAGCTTCTGGTTTCATTCCTAATTTCGCTTATAGGATAAACAAACCAGTATATAGTAAAACATCTACTAGAGAATTAACAGATCCTGAAACAGGAAGTTATTTAAGATATTATCCCGGAGATTTTTATAATAAAGAAACAAAATCTCAAGAAAGATCTTTAAATGTCAGCTATATTAGATCCAAGCGGACAGGTCAAGGCCAAGAGATGTTTGATAGGTTTTCAAAAATGGCTAGGAGACAAAAACTTAAAGGTTTTTCTGATCTCCTCGTAGAACAAGGTGATAGAGTAGGGAAAATAATTCCTAAAGAAAAATATGGTTATTTAAAGGAAAAACTAAGCGCAGACGAGATAAAAAATTATTCTATACTTGAAGACACTTCGTTTGAAGATATTGTTAAAATGGCATATCCTCAGTTGGCTTACAGACAAAGAGGTTTGTCTAAAAACACAAAACTATCACTAAACTATCGCGATTATGCTGGATTTTTAAAATACGAGGACCTTTCTGGTAAAGATATCCTCTCTCAAGTACAAAATAAATTAAAAGATGTTTACGGGAATAATAAAGATACTTTAATCCAAGAGATTTTACATAAAAATATAGGTATAAACGATTTACAAGATACTTTCTCTAAAGGATATGTGCCTAATTTTTCTTATGCAGTATCTAAACCGGGATTCAATAGATCCGCTTCGAAGAGACAGATTCATGATAAAAAGACAGGAAGTTATTTAGAGTATACCCCCGGAGTAGTTGACTCAGAAAAAGTTTTAAAATTTGGTTTTATTAACTCTTATGAGAAAGGGCAAGGTCATGAAATGTTTGATCGATATGGAAAAATAGCTAGGCGTTCGGGACGTAGGTCTTATTCCAGTATAATTCTCCCACAAACAAATAAAATTGTTCCCAAAGAAAAATATGATCTTTTAAATGAATACCAAAAGAAAAATCGTCATATTCTTGAAGGTCTCTCTCTTAGAGATGCTCTAAAAATATCTTATCCTCAGTTAATGTATAGAGAAAGAGGGACGAGTAAAGAGTCAAGTCTGAGCTTCATGAAAATATCTACTGAAAAAAGTCCATTTGAAAAGGAAACTCTTACTGGAAAAAAAATATTTTCTTCAGTCTTAGATAAATTAACTGGCATATACGGATCTGATGTACCAGAATTCGTAAAAGATGTCGAAGCGCGTAAGATTTATATAAGTGAGTTATATGATACTTTCTCTAAAGGTCATGTTCCTAATTTTGCTTATAAATTAAAGAAAAGAAAGCAATATGAAAATGATAAAAAGAATAATTTTAGAACATTAACTGATCCTGAAACAGGAAGCCATTTGGATTACTATCCCGGAAATTTTGTCAATCCAAATACAGGTAGTTACGAAAAGGGTTTAAAAATCAGCTACATTGAATCTAATCAAAAGGGTCAAGGTCAAGAGATGTTTGATCGATATTCAAAAACCGCCAAACGACTAGGAGTTAATTCTTACTCTTCTGTTATTGTAGCACAAGGCGACAAATTAAAGAGAGTCATTCCTCAAAAACAATATGCTCTTTTAAGAGACAAAGATAAAGAAAAGCATTATGTTTTAGAAGAAACTTCAATAGAAGATATAGTTAAAATAGCTTATCCTCAATTGTCTTATAGACAAAAAGGGTTGTCTAAAAGCACAAATTTAAAATTTTCAAATCGTAACTATGTTGGGCGCATGGAAGAAGAGGAGATTTTTGGTAAAAATATTTTATCTTTGGTTCAAGGCAAAATTAAAGATCTTTATAAAAATGATAAACAGTCTTTCATTGATGCCGTTATTGACGGAGATCTCGCAATAGAGGCTTTAGTTGATACTTTTTCTAAAGGTCATATACCTAATTTTAATGCAGTCCAAGAAGCAATAGGAAGAGAGATGGCCGCTGGATACTCCTCTTCTCAAGTTAAAGTAGGCCAAAGCAGCAAACTAAAGACAAGCTTCAATCCAATGGGATTAGGAGTTTATAACTCCACAGAAGGTTCTCTTAATGGTGGAATTGGATTAGCAGAAAAAGCTGGAATAGACCCTAAGACAAAAGGAATGTCTTCAAAAGGACATATCCCTAATTTTGCTGACTTTGGAGGCGCAGATGCTTTTATATTGATTGCCGCTTTTGGAACTCTTAGTACTGCTTTAAAAGAAGTTTCAGGAAATTTCCAGAATCTAAAAACAACTTCAGATAATTTAAAAAAATCATATGAATCTGCTGCTGCTAGTTTTGCAAGCGAAATGGGTAAGGCTAAACAATCACTTAATAGAACTTTATCATCTATTGAAAGCGAAGTAAAGAGTACTTTTACTAATATAGATCCAAAGACTTTAAAACAAAAAGGTTCTTCTGTTGCTCCTTTAGTTATGGGGCCTCGCGTTAGAGATGCTCTTGGAACATATACTAGTTCTCCTCAAGCCGCATCTTCAGAACAAGTAGCAAGATTGGAAGAGTTAAGAAATCAAACCGTTGAGGCTAGAAAACAAGAAGCTAAAAGAATTAGAGAAGCTAGGGCGGGATTAAGACAAATGCAGGGACAGATAGCCGAAACAGAAACTCCTTTCTTTTCAAGAGGCAGTTTTTCATCAGGAGGAAAAGCAGATAGATACGTTAGAGGAATGGGCACTCAAATTGGTTTAATCGGCAGTGTTATTTCAAATGTCGCTGGACAATTCATCTCTCCAGAAAACAAAACAGCAAAAGCTGCAATGGCCGGTGTAGGAGAAATTAGTTCTTTTGCTGGTTTAGGAGCGCAATTTGGTGTTCCCGGTATGGTGCTAGGAGGAATTGCGGGACTTGGATCTGCTCTTTTAAAACTTAAAGATGCTAAAGCTGAAGAAGCTATCGATAAAATCAATAAATCTTTAGGAGAGACAAAAGAAAAATCTTCTGAATTTTCTGGTGCCGCTCAAAATTACTCTACTTCTTTAGAAGGTTTACAAAACGCTTTAAATGATCCTAAGACGAAACCTGAAGCACTATTAAAGTTTCAAAATAATCTAACAGAAGCTTTAAATAGTATTCCTGAAGAGTTCAGAAGTAAAGTATTAGCCGCAGGTTCAGACATAACTAAAGTTAGTGAAGCTATTGGCAATATAAATAAAGAAATGGCTAATACTCAAAAGAATTTGGAGCGTCAATTAGCTATTACAGAGTTTATTGAAAAGCAATCTTCTATTTTTGGCAGAGCCAGTTTAAAACCAAAAGATCAAGAGGTATTTAATAGACTATTTACTTCTTCTATTAAATCAGAAGAATTAGTTAAAAAATTTACTGGTAAAAATGCTAAAGAAGATTTTGGCAATTTTATTGATTCTTTAAAATCCGAAGCGATTTATGATAAAGATATTATCGGGCCTTATAATTCTCGTTTAGGGACTGAGACGCTTGTAAATAAGGAAAGCGCAGAAAATATAAAAGCGCAGTTAAGGCAAAAAACAATTATCCCAGAAGAAATAATTAATCAGCTTGATAAAGCTTTCGCTGAACTTGATGGTAAAGCATTAGGTTCTTTATTAGACTCTATCAAAAAAGCGGGTATAAGCGTTTTTGATTTTACTGAGAAAACAAAAATTCTTGGAGAAATAGCAGCAGAAAATGCAAAAAGAATCAAAGAAAATGAAGAATCTCTTAAAGCTTTAAATAATCAGTATAATAATATTAATCTTCAAATTTCTAATCAAATTGATATAGAAAAAAATCGCGCTCAAACCATTAGAGAAATAAATAAAATTCAAGCAGAAGGCGTGGTTTCAATCCAAAGAGCTAGAGTTAAAGGTCTTTTAGAATCAGCTACTCCATTTATTAGTGAGTCTTCAAAATCGGACATCCAAAATCAATTAGATCTAAATGAGATAACTTCTAGACAAAATTCTAAAATTCAAGAAGCTTCTAATAAACTTTTAGATTCTTTTTCAAATACAATAATTAAAAAATCAGAAGAAGCTAGATCAAAAGTTGTTCCTGCTATTGAAGGAGCCAAATCTGAAAACGCTATTCAACAAGAAAGATTTGTTTTCCAAAATCAAATTCAAAAACTAACTCCTTTAATTACTCAATCATTAAAAGAAATAACTTCTGGCGGAAACATAGGAGATATTCAAGCAAATTTAATTAAGAGTATAACAGGATTTTCTAAATTCAAGCCTGAAGAAAGAGATGTCCTTATACAGAGTCTTGAAGTGTCTTTTGCAGAATTTAAAAATACTCTTGCTGAAATAAAGGCTCAAGGTGATGTAGATATTCAGATTCAAGAAGCTCAAAGAGAATATCAAAAACAATCACTAGCCTTAAATCAAAGACTTTCTTTTGCTGGTGGCGCACAAGCTTTAAGTTCAACTGGTAAAACAGGGGTTTCTGATCTTTTTGATAATATTTCTGAGTTAGTTTCTGAATTAAGACAAACAAATACTATTGGAAATGCTGCTCAAAAAGGATCTAGTGCTTTTAAATTGCTTGATGTGTTAACAAATCAATTGCAGTTAAATAGAAATATTAATGCTCCAAATCTACCAAATAATTTTATTGGACCAAATATAAGTGGAGAGATGTTTAATAAACAAGTCTCATCTGATTTAACCCCTTTAGCAGCTACAGCAATTGCTGGCAGAGTACAACAAATAAGAGATAGTTTAGATTTAGCTCGTAAAGTTACTGAAATACAAATAGGAAAAACAGCTCAAGGAACTGCTTTAGGTACTGCTTTCGATCAAGCAAAAGAAGGAGCAGTAAGAACTGCTTTAGATCAAATTGCTTCTCAGTTTAAGTTAGAGAATATGGGTAATTATCTTGATGTATTACAACAAGAAGCTAGATTTTTAAATCAATTAACCCAAGATCAAAATTCTATTTTAGAAAGCACATTACCAAAAAGTATAAATGACAATTTTAATACTGTTATTACCCGAGAAGTAGGTACAAAATTAACTACATTAACTACATCATTACAAAATGTTATTAATAAATTAGCTACCGATACAAAGAGAACAAATCTTTTAACTGAAAGATCTAATCTTTTGCCAGTTGCAAGCGTAGGTACTAGAAAAGCTATTTTTGATAGAATAGCTCAATCACAAGATTTAACAGATCTTCCTAAAGGAGTAAAATTTATAGATGATAAAGAAAGAATATCCTCTTTAAAAACAGAAATAAAAGATTTAGAAAGCTATTTAGAAAGTTTGAAGACAGTTGGACAAGCGCAGATACAGCCAATTACTAAAGAATTGCAGAGATATCAACCACAAACAGATATGGATGAAATTTTATCTGGCTTGCAAAGATATCAAACAGAAGAACAGGCAATGCAATCTACTATTCAAAGCGCGAAAATTTCTTCTGAAGCAGAAGCTAAATTAACAGAAGCTAAATCTACTCTACAAAAACTTAGTAAATATGAAGGAAGTGATCCTAAAAAATTAGAATCACTTTTGGAAAGTTTAAAAAGTGAACTAATTAGATTGAACGAACCTACAAAACAAGATTATTTAAATACTACTTATGAAGGACTTGCAAAACAAATTTTTAGAGATTTTAACCAGCAGATGTCTATTGAAGACATAAAATCTTTAAAAGAAAACGCTCGTAAAGAAAGAAATTTAGCGACCGAAAAGCCTTTGATGGATGTAGATGCTAAAGTAGGTACTGGCTCAGGACAAGGTTCAAAAACTTCGACAGATGGTGGTGTAAAACGAGATATTCCTAGCCAATTAAGATTATTAAGAGAAAATTCAGATAGAATTACAAGTTTGCTTGCATTTAGATTACAAAATGACAAAGAACTTATTGACCTTAATGAAAAAGTAAATGCACTTTTAAAAGGTGATGCAGTTGACACAGCCAAAAGAGCAGAATTAATTAAGCTTCAAACTGAATTAAGAGCAAAAACTTTAGAACAAGAAGGTAAAGTCGCAGAAGAGTTATATAATTTATATTATAAAGAGTCATATGGAGAAACTTTCTTTAAGGATGAAAGAGCAGCTTTTGCTAACGCTAAAATCGAAAATGAAGCTCGTCAAGGAAGAGTAGATATTGGAGCCATAACAGAAAAGAATACTACTTACAATAGAGCCGATTTTGCTAGAGACACTGGTCAATTGATCGACACTTTCCAAACTGATTTCAAATCAGGTATTGCTAGTGCATTTGGTGAAGCTATCAAAGGAACTAAAACTCTTAAGGATGCATTTAGAGATATGTTCCAAGGCATCTTAAATAGAATGCTTGATAAGTCTTTAGAGATGGGAGTTGATGCTTTATTTGCTTTTGGTAAAGCTGCAACTGGCAGAAAAGATGGTGGATTAATCAGAGGTTATAATTCTGGAGGTATGGTTGTTGGTGGCTCTGGAATGAAAGATGATGTACCCGCTATGATGAGTGGCGGCGAATACGTTATCAAGAAGTCTTCTGTTAAAAAATACGGTTCTGATTATTTAAGAGCTTTAAATGGAGGTATTGTTCCTAAATATGCAACTGGAGGATTCTCTATAGGCCCATTGCAGAATGAATTCTTATACAATGATCCTGATCGTCCAACTTCTGGAGAGTTTGCTATTGATTCTAGACTATCAGCCGCAGCTTTAACTGACGAGAATAATCCTCAAAATAGATTAAGACAAGATCGTTATGAAAAGCTTGATCAATACTTACAAGACAGATCTCAATACGAGAAAGACAAACAGCAAGCTATTAAAAATTACAAAAATCAAGTAAATAGCACTTTCTATTCAGGTTTAACTGCTGCTGCTGTTCAATTAGGTGCTGCTGGCCTTACGGTTGGAGCAGCTAATATGAGAACTAATGCAGCAACATCTGCTGCAAGAGGTCTAGAACCCGGAGGCAACTTAACTCAAGCTCAATTAAACGCTCAATATGCAAGAAATCTTAGGTCAAATGGTGGTTATATAGCTAGATTTGCTGGCGGTGGATCAACAGGTAAAGATAATATTCCTGCCTTGTTAATGGGCGGCGAATATGTCATGAACAAGAAAGCCGTAGATATGTACGGCAGAGACTTCATGAATCAATTAAATACTGGTACATTGCCTAAGTATGCCAGTGGCGGAATGGTTGGTACAAGCTATACAGCAGGTCAAAATGTACCTGAATCTAGCGTGACCGAACTAGTCGCTGCTCTTAATACATTGAATGAAAACCTTTCCAAGGGCAATGACATCACCCAAGCTGAGTCAGGTAAAATTTCTGCTGCTGGAGCAAATCAAGAATCTGGAATGTCTGTAGTTAATAACATTTCAATTAATGTTGCTCAAAGCGGCGAAGTCACTTCTGAAGCTAATGCTACCACTCAAAATGGCGGCTCCAATACCAACAAAGATCAAAACAGCATTCAAAACAATGCTAAACTTGCTGAACTACTCAGAAGCAAAGTCGTTGAAGTATTGGTCGAGCAGAAGAGACCCGGAGGATTACTTTACGCCAGCAGATAATTCTTTAATCTTAGAATCTATAGTCAGTATAGCCTGATTATAGATTTGCTCTATATTATTATCTTTAGCTAGTGGCAGATTAAGAAAAGGGGTCTTCTCTACCTTTACAATGAATGCTTGATTCAAGTATTCTTTGCCTGTTGGTTTATTTAATGTAATGCGATATCGTTTTATATATACTTCACCTGTCAGGAAGTTGTCTTTAATCTTTTCGTTTAGAATTACAGTGATCGAAGCCTTCTCTCGCTTTACGTCCAATACAGAAAAAAACTTGAGAGCCTTTTTATTGTCTTTGCCTAAAATCAAGCTTACTTTTGCGCCTTTACCAGATCCGCCTTCTAATTCTGCTTCACTAAAATCTTGAGTGAATTTTCCATTGTTAATTAAATTAACTTCAGTAATGCCTCCATTACTATTAACAGCTTTAACTTGGAGAACAGCTTTTTGATTTTTGTCTATAGATGATTCAAAGTAAGAATTTTTACCAATGGTTACATATTCATTTACTTTGTATCCAGATCCAGATTCAGTAATATCATTAATTAATGCTGTATAGTAAGTAGTAAAATAGCAATCAATAGTATCTCCATCTAAGATCAGGTCTCTTACATTGTTGTCAAATTTAATTAATGAACTTGATTCTATAGTAAAAGACTTACTATAGTTAATAACATCAGTTCGAACAACGGAGAATTTATCTTCGTTGCCAATGATTTCTATTTGCTTGCTTGGTTCAATTGTAGACCAGTTTGCTAGATTATTAGAATATATGTATTGGTCGCCAAAAGAAAATAACACATCCGTCATATACTACATTATATTGTCAATTACTGCTTTTACAATAGGATGTTTTGCGCTTTCTGATTCATATCCGCTTATTTTGATCTGTGGATCTGAAATGTAACCGCAACCCAATTTCTCCATTGTTAAAGAAAGTAACTCTCCTTTTGAACCTCTGATAGCGTGAGCAGAAGCAGTTAGACCATAGTTGAATTCAGTTTCTTCAGGAGGAGAGATGGTGACGCAAGGGACAGACTCTGAGCAACCATAACCGGGGTCAATAATTTGTATATCTACTATGTTATAGAAAGCATTAAACTTATGAATCTTTTCGCAGTCATGAACATGGTGCATTTCTGTTCTGCAAGACAACTCTCTTAGAAACTTTTTGTTGTTTTTAATAACTTCTGTTTGCCTATTATTAGGAGTCTCTAAAGAAATAATGAAGTCAATATCAAGCTTCTGTAATAAAGCATTTCTTTTTGCAGTCATTTCTTTGACTTTTTTATCAATAAGATTTTCTTTTTTCCATATGGAGTTTCCGTCAGGAAGAAATTTTCTATACTCTAGTATGCTTTGATCAATATGCTTTTCTAAAGGAACAATGTAATCTACAACTTCATAGTTTATACCTACAAGTTCTAGGCGATCTAAATTTTCCATCAAGTCGAGAGAAGATTGCACATATTTATGACTGCCATTTATAAAATATACGATGTAGTGTTTCATTTTAGTAAGTTATTACTATTGATAGTTCTAATGCTTGGATATGGAAATTATATAAAGGAAATCTATTACCCGATCTTGCAGATAAATGTGCAAAAGCTAAGTTCTTAGCACTCTTAAATTTCCAGAAAGTTGGATTAGTTATTGATGTATTATTACCATAAGAAACAGTATTGGTATAATAATTTGCATAAGGAATATTCTTTAACGTAACCTTAATTACATTATCATCTCCCGGTATTATTTGTGTTTTATCTACTTCACTAGCAACGAAATCTTCTCCAATGAAGCAATATACTTTTATAGCCTTTGTCTTATTAACACTTCCAATTGTAAAGAAAACAGATAAAGATTCGCTTTCTAATACTGGAATTCCAGCATAAAAAGTAGAATTTGGTATGCCCAAACCAAATGAAGCTGCTGTTTGTTGGTTTATAGTATAAACAGTAAAATTGTTTGGTTCTGCATTTATAAGCATCTGAACATTTTTAGTATTAACTCCAAGTTCAGAAAAGTTATTTTCAGGAGTGACATTTATTGTATTAAAAGATGAATTGAGCAATCCATCATTTAATAGAGTATCAAAAACAGTTTTTGCACTTGCTTCTGTATTTGAATTTTGAGCGTTTATAGGAACTGCATAAAAATTTGTATAATCAGGAATTAGACTCTTTATGTTTCCAGTAAACGTGCTGTTGATTAATCTCGTTATAGAGATGTCGAAAAATTCTTCGCTTCCTTCGCCAAAAGAGCTATTTGTTATTTTGCGATTAGCCCTAAAGGCATTAGATGCTACTGATTCTGATTCTACTCCTCTTAATAATTGAGGGGTAAGACTTGTGTTAGCAGCTAAAGCTCTTGTGAAAATCTTATTACCGTTTAGAACATAAGCTCTCTTGCCAGTGGGTATTTTTGGTGATAATGATGCATTTGGTATATTATCTCTATTTTGTAAAGAGAGTTTATAATAAGCCATAGTACCATCTGGATCTGAAGATAATACTCTGTCGTCTTTAGCTCCTATTGCTAGGTTTGCATTTGTAGTAGGCTTATAAATTACACTCCTTCTAGAAATTGCATAAGCTGGTGCAGCAAGCGTATTTACGCTAGTGTCAAATATATTTTCAGTTAGTATAGTCTTATTAATTGTAAAATGAAGATATCTAGTATCAGCATCTTTCAATACAGACTCTAGAGAGAAAGATAATGGAATAGGTGATTCTTGTTTTATAATAATTGGATCACTAATTTGTGCATAAACTTTTCCTACATTATTATCTTTATCAATAAAGCTAGAATAATAATCTAAGATATTTCTTGCTGTTGCTGCATTTGAATTAAATTGCCAAGCAAACATGAATGAATCTACAGCTATCAAATAAGCATTATATTGAGTAGAATCAAATCCTTTACCATTATCATCACTTAAATCATTGAAATTAAATATAGATTGGTTATTTGGTACTGTTATAAAGTGAGAGTCAGTAATTTCTTTTCCGCTAGTGTCATTGACAGAGAATGGACTTCCATCAGAATTATGATTTATTGAATTTGTTCCAAATGCAAATTTGTTTTCGCTAGGCATTAATAGCAAATAAAAATAATTAACAAAAGAGCTTGCTGTGTCTTGCTGAATAGTGAATTTTAATCTATTTGATCCTTGGGTTGTAACAATAGAGTAATCTGCTCTTGTGTCGTTTAAAATTGCATCTAAAAATCCTTTTAAATTAGTATCTTGATTGTCATAAGTCACTAGCAAAAATCCATTTACATTCTTAAAATCATTAGAAGTAGATCTCATTCCAGCTTCCGTGAATGTTCTCTTGTCTATCGCTAAAGAGAAGTCTCTATATTTAGCAAAAACATTTGAAGTCTTATAGTTGTATGTATTATCGTTAGTGTTATCTTCATCAAATGTTAAATAATCTTGCCAGTTTGAAACATTAAGATACTTGCTATAACTAGTGATAAAAGCTTCTTTTGTATTTACTTTTTCGGGTATTATTACTATTGAATAAGGATAATCAAGATTATTGAATTTGTTTGGATTTTTTATGAACTGCAAAGGTAGGTTAAATGATAAAGATTCTGAAGGTTTAATGGATTGAACTTGAGAAGGTATGGCTGGTTGAAAGTATTGTCCCTTTGTTAAATCAATTGGAGAAGTAAAAGCGTAAACTTTATTGTTTAAAGTGATTGATGAATTTGTGTTTACATCATCATAAGTAATTGGAACAACTGGAGATACGAATAACTCGCTTGAATTTTGAGAGTTTAAAGCTTCAACATAAGTTAATGGAGAGCTATTGTTAATATTTGCGCCGTAGATTCTTATAGATCCTTTTATATTACTCTTGTCCACAACAGTACTTATATAAGATTCATAAATATCAATTGGAACAAATTTAAAATCACTAGAGCTATTTGGATTAAATTCTGATCCATAAAAGGCTTTATTAAATATCTTGAAGCCTATTGTAGTGTCTTTTATAGAAGAGTCGTAAAAGATTTCAATCAATACCTTGCTTTGATCTACTACTCCATTAGCCTCTGCAACGCCAAGAGTAAATAATGCTCTTGAAGGGGCGGAAGCTTCTGGTGCTGGTGGTTTTGCTGGCGTGATATTTAATCCAGATTCTATTTGAGCATACTTTAAGTGATACATCTGCGAGCCAATTACTGTATAATTACTTCCTTCTGTAGACTCTTGTATTCTAAATACTCTATAGAAATCATAATCACTATCCGTAGATCCATTAAGATTTCCAGAGTTTTCTAAAGCCCAAGTTATTGACTTTGGAGACATTCCTGATGCTCCTGTAAAGTAAGACAAACCAGTTACATTTAACGTAGAAGCTATTACTGGGGCTAGTCCAGTAATTCTAATTGAATCATAATATTGACCAGTAATTAAGTTGCCGCTTCCTACTATGAATGAATTAGTAAGAGGCTTTCTATAATCATTATAATCAAGGTTACTGGTAACGATACTGTTTCCTGCTGCGTCTTTAAAACTAGGATCTAGATTATACTTGGGAGAAAGTATGGTTAGCTTATAATTTTGATTTCCAGAAAAGTTAAAATCAAGTTTTCTATCTAGAGTTAGTATTCCAGTAGTTACATTTGTGTCTCCAGAGATGTTAATATTATTTAATCTTCCGCCTACTGTTTTATATTTTCTATTATAATCGTAGACTTTAATTACATCTCCGGGTTTTAAGTATACGCATTCTGGGCCAGCTTCAAAAGAAACTGTTTCTGTTTCATTGTATTCTGAAGCTAATAACCATCTGCCAAGTCTTTGAGCTTGGCCTCTGCTTGTGCATCCAAAGGCAGTTAATTCGGTTTCTTTAAAACCAAATTTTCTAACAGCCTCGATATTTTCTACATATTCTACTGCTGGTTTATAAAAATTATTCTTATCAATATATCTAATATAGACCACAGAATTTCTGTCTTTTAATGATGTAGATTCGTAAGTAAAATTACCATCAGATACATTTGAATTAGTGAAAGAATAAATAGGGGTATCTTCTGGCATATCATTTATGGCGTAAATGAATCCATTTGAATAATAGAACATTCCTCTAAATACAGAAGCCATATCAGACAATACTTTAAGAGCATCATCTTGCGTTTGTAAATAAACGTTACATGTAAATCTTGGTTCTACTCCTCCAAATCCATCTGAGACAAGTTCATCGCAATATTTAGCTATTTGATAAAGAGACCATTTGTCTACGTCATTTTCTGTAACATAGTTACCTACTCCATATCTCTTATTTGTTAAAAGATCATAGAAACACCAAGCTGGATTATCTGTCCATTCTTTTTCAGTTTTAAATTCTCCATCCCAATAATCATTTGATGTAGAATAAGGCAATACTCCTGCTACGTCATAAACAGTAGTTTTTCTAGAAAGACCTTCTGAGAAAAGATTTCTCGCAAATGATTTAGCCAAAGAAAGCCTGTCGAAATCAATTTGATTTACTCTAATAGAATCAGCATAACCTTGTATTTTGCCACCGAAGCCAGCGGGTGATGTAAAGATTTCTATTTGATTATTATTAGTTATAAAATAAGAAGGAATGAAAGGACCAGTTTTTGTATTTACTGCGTCGTAAATTTGTCCAGCAGCAAGAGGGATAAGCACTTTAACTTCACTCTGAGAAGAACTTAAGCTTACTGAAGTAGAAGATCCATCGAATGTTTTATGATATTCTAGTTTGTTATAAGCATTTAAGGCTGCTTGAGTAAGTGAAGCTACTTGCGCTCTTTGATTTATTTCATTTTGCCAATTAGCGTCTGTAGTAGGTCTGTATAAAGCTCCAACACAAAGAGTTTGATAAGCATCATAATTTGAAATATTTATATTACATTGAATTTGCTTTTCTAGGTTAACTAGAACATCTATCTCTGCATTTAATATGTCTGGGAAGTATTCTTTAGTAAGCCTTCTTTCAATAGCGGGGGCATAAATTGGAGTTTTTCCTGCGACACCTGTAGTAACCTGACCTTGATTAAAATTACAGTATATATATTTATAACAAGTTTCTGGTAAGTTGTTAATATCACTACTATAAGAAGTATCTTCTTTAAAACTTACTGCTTTTACTAAATAAAAATCTTTTAGTTCTTGTGCTAACGCTCTTTCGTTTCCATCTGTTGTCGTCCTTCTAACCGTTATATAGTCATTAGTCCAAGTTTTATCTGATATATTTATGTTAGTTACTCTACTTGCGTTTGTGGTGTACGATATACTTGGTTTTACTACTTTTGGAAGTATATAGAAACTAATTCTTGTAAAATTCGCTTTAAGTTTAGTCGTAGAATATTTCGTTGACTCTAAGGCTTTTGTAATGGTATAATTTTTGCTTTCATTTGGAGAAATAACTGTAAGTATCAAGCTTACGTTTTCTCCAGATATCGTCATGGAAAGATTAAACTGATTGCTTCTATGGATTAGAGTATAGTTTCCGTTTCCAATACTGCTTCCTAATTTAATAAAGAAGTCGCAATAAAAACTACAAAATCCTTGGTCTTTTAAAGAAAAATTATTCGGGCCATTTCCTTTCCAATATCTTTGTGGTATTAAATCCCATTCATAATAGTTGTTTTGAGCTAAATTTCCTCCTGTATAATTATAAGCCTTTGTTCTTTGACCATTAGCGCATAAAGTTTTTAATGGCATTTTTATATAAGTGTCTGACTGCACGTTGAGAACGTTTGTACTATAAGAGCCTACAATAGAACTAACGGTTGTTACGTTATTTCTGGTTACGTTCCATTTATTGTTAAGCCAGTTTCTTATTTTAATACCATCTGATTTTGATAGAGCTTTATTATATACTAGTATTTCAAATACAGTACATTTGCTTGAAGTTGGTGTAGAATAATTAATAGCTAAACCTTTTGGAGCATCTACTCTATAATATGGTCTTACAAAGTAATTAGTATTTTGCCAAAATATATTTACATCTTTTAGATTGTTTACGCTTGCTCCTACTATATATGTATTTGTATCGTTAGAAGTATTCCAATAATTAGAACGATTATATGGATAAAAATTAGGATTCATGACTCCATATATTTGCGCTCCTATTATAAAAGTACTATTAAATTTAGCGTCAAATCCTAAAACAAAAGAATCTGCTGAAGTAGAAGAAGAAAGTATTCTATTTCTTTCTGTGTTAGTTGCGGTATCGTCCCATTTACAGACAGCAAATACAGTATAATTATTACTAGCATCAGCTAATGGAGTTGCTTCAACTTGATAAACAAATTTTGCTTTTTGAGTAGTTGTAAATGAAACACCATAGCTTCCATTTGGACTTTGTTCTGAATATGATGACCCATATGTTGGCCTCTCAGCACTTCCATTTGGAGATGCATAAGTTCCGTTTCCTAAAACGCATTTTATAGTTGATCCAGCTACAGTATTGGGCCAATTAGTCACTGCTCCTGCTGAAGTAGTAGTTAAAGAAGGGTTGCTTGCATCAAATTGAGCAATTAATCCATCTGTAATTGGAGGATTAACATTGTCTGAATTTGTATATACATTGTTTTCTCCAACAAAGAAATCTGTTGTGATTACTTTATCAGTTTTAGCGAATGAATTAGTAGCTGTAATTGAAAGTGGAGTTGTATTTCCATAGGTTTTTGTTATTGGATCATAATTAGCAGGAACCTTAACCTTTAATAATTTGACATCATAAGATCTTTCTGGAATCTTTGAGAAATACGCAGCGTTAAACTTAGAAGTTACAATAGCGGAATTTGTATATCTAAACGAAGAAGAATATATTTCAGTAATACTTTCTAAACTTATGAAAGAAGCTCTTGAAGAATAAGTGTCTTCTGGGGTGATCTTTAATACTGAAATATCCCAACCTAACCAATTTTCATTTTCATTCAATGAGAGAAAGTTGGAAGAGGTATCAAAAATAATTTGTTTAGAATATCCTTGAGTAATTTTTCCTTTTGATTCTAGTTCAAATATTTGAGGGAAAGTGTCCACTGTGACAGCTAAGTCTTTAGAATCATCAATTACTTTGGCTTTATCTGAAATTAGATCAAGTACTGCGGAGTTGCCATTGTAGCCTTCTTTGTAAATTGGCGAAATTCTTATTCTTATTTTAAAGTTGTGACGAATTACAGAACCCACACCAGCATCTAATGTTTGTCCATTCGTTAATTCAGTATCTCTACTTGTTGGATCTAATGTGAATGTAGCACTGCTTACGTTTGCGCTTGTTACTCCTTCTATTTTTAAACCTCTTTCTGATATTGCTTTTAAATCTTGATATTTTAAGCTGATATAAAGAGAAGAAACTCTAAAATTAAGAGAAATCTTTTTGCATTCTCTGTTTAAAATGCGATAAGTCCTCTGATAATCTAACACTTCGTCTTCGGTTGCGGCTAGTAGATTTGGTCCTCTGAGCCTCTCTCCTATTGAACGGATGTAAGAAACATTGTCGAACTCTCCTCCTGACGAACTTCCTTCTGGAGTTCCATTAGTTGTTTGGATGTTTATTTGTTGGAAATTATATTTATCTTGGCTATCTAAAAGAGGGGTTTGATTCCATTGAACTGATCTTAAATATTTTGATTCTCCATCGCTGCCCACAACTGATGGGTATTCATTATAAGTGACTTTTTTAAATCCTAGGTCTCCAACTTGCCCTGAAAAACTATATTGCCCCTCAAGAAGACCTCCAATTGGTCCTTCTGACAAAAGATCTTTTACTTTGGCAAATTGATATACGTTATAAGTAAGTCCATCATATACAAATCCCTCGACATCTTCATATGCAGCAGTTGGCGTTGGAGCTACGCTTGCTCCACCTCCACCAAAACCTTTTATGTATTTAAAATCTTCAAGATTGTTCATTTTATATATTATTTATTTGGTCTTTTACGTCTGCTGCTGTTGATTTATTATCTAGCTCAATATTATTGACAGATACCTCAACTGTCTGAGATCCTATTTTCATTCTACCATAACCAATTGGAACAGGACCACCTTCTCCAAGAATGTTAGAAGGTCCGTCAAATAAGTAGTTTGGCTTGCTGCCATCTTCTTGGATTTTTCTAAAATCATCAAATTTTGGAGGCGACATCATTAACAATGTAATACCTGTTACAGCTAATCCTATACCTGCTCCAATTAATGCTCCTGATAAAGTCGCACTTGCTGTAGCAGATAGCCCAAGCCCAAACCCAACTGGCGCAAAAACGCCTGTGGCTATTAGCAAAACGCCAAGAACTAAAGCTAAGACTCCTTTGGTCGTATTGTTTCCGCCTCCTCCACCAGCACCCCTAATAATTGGAACGATATCTAAGGTTTCTAGCTTTTCGTTAATCATTACTAATTCAGAATTGAGAATAGAATCTGGTTTTTCTAGAGAAATGCTTTCTGGATTCATTATTTCTCTCTTATTAACAAGCACTTTATACTCTACGCTTTTTTCTGCTGCTCCTATTAGATATTTTAGGAGTTTGCCTTTAGATAAGACTTGAATAGCTCGCAATGCTTCCTTTATGGAATTTACTTTTAAATTCCAATTTTCTCTTCCCACTTGCTCTGCTATTTCTCCGTGTAAGGTAATGCTAGTCATAAAGGTGATGTCTCATTATATAAATTACCCATTTTTTGTATTGGTTAGAAAGCTTTTCGGTAAGAGAACGCTTATTTCCGGGGTGATGTAAAATAGTATCTTCTCCAAGATAAACAGCGCAATGGATAGGAAAATTATAACCTCTTGTTCTCATTATTAGAACATCGTTCTTTTTAAAATTAGAAACTTCTCTAAAACCGTTGTACTCAAAATATCTCTTTAAATAATTATCTTTTTCCTTTAATGCGGCTTCTTCGTCTGTGAATCTTTTAGTTACTATATCATTATACTCTTGCTCAGATACAGATTCTTTTAGAACCTCTAACTCTGGGCATAAATGAATATTTAAATCATGACAGAAATAATCTTTTACTAACCAAAGGCAATCAGCAAAACCTAAAAGAAAAGGTCTGTCTGTATATTGAATTTTATATCCATTTGGATAATAGATGTGAAAAACTCCACTCTGTTTATTATAAACTATACATGGTAAGCCTAGCCTTTCAGAAACAATTTCGTCTGCATTTGAAATAGCATCAAAATCTATATGAGAATGATAATAAGCCGCAAAATTAGATTGGCTATAAATATCCATCGCAAATTCAGTAGCTGAATTAATGAGGTTATCTTTCTTTTGTACCTCTAGTCCATTATCTGTATGTACTAAAACGCCGCATACTTCATTATTAGAAGTATTAGCGTGTTCTATGATTTTATTTTTAAGCTCTTCTGTTAACATAATTGTTTACTCCTTGCAAAACAATAGATCCTTCTCTTCTCTGCGTCTGTTAGTTTTTCTATTATTGACTTTTTATTTCTTGGTTGGTGCAAAATATAACCTTGTTCAAGGTAAATGCCAAAATGAGAAGGATAGTTATCTAAATACTTGAACACAATAATATCATGTTTTTTAGCGTTTTCTATACCTTCTATTTTGATAAAGTTTTCTTTTTCAAAGAATTTGTCAAAGTTCTCTGAATCACAAAACTCTGTTAGTTTATTTTTAACAAAATCTGCGTAGTTTTTATCCCAATCTACCCCTCTTTCGTAATGGAAAATCTTAATGCCAAATTCTTCATTATAATAATTCTCTACTATTGATAAACAGTCAGATTGATTAATAACAAAGTTTTTGTTTATGTATTTATTATAGTAATTTTCAGGAGAATACTCTTCAAAAGAATCTCTTTTTAGTATATAAACGATATTCTTTAGTTTTAAATTAGAACTAATTTGCTTGTCTAGTTCAGAAAAAGAATTGTCTTGAATACAGTGAGAATGATAAATGCCAGCCACTTTGCCATTCATTGAGGCTTTGAGGTAGTCCATTTGGCATACAACGAATTCATTTTCTTTATCTTGAGCAGCATTCCTGCATGGAAATGCTTCTAGGATATTTTTTCTATTTAGAACTAAAAGACCGCAGCATTCTTCAGGATTTTCCTTTAGCGCGTGTTCTTTTATTTTTGCTTTTATTTCATCCGAAACCATTACAATGCTCCTCTATTGTAATTAGATACTCCGTAGAATCCACCAAAAGGTAAAGCGTTTTCTCCAAATCTTATTTTACAACCTTTTATACTCTTAGAGCATTGGTCAGCTATCCAATATTCTCCATTTGGAGGAGGGATATTCATGGGAACGTTTGTCTTGGCAACGAAATAGAAATTAATGTTTTTCTTATTAATAACTACTACATCGCCTTTGTTATAAGTTGTTGAGAGTTTCCAAGATTCTATTTTATTAGTTCCTACTGTTGTGCCAGAAAAGATTGGCATCTTTGAGATTATTTGATCATCTTCAGTGGCGCAAACAGGAGCTTTTTCTCCAGTAGAATCACTTTTATTTGGTATTGGGGTTATAGTGCCATGAGTATCTTCAGTTAGTTTTTCTTTATATTCATAGAGACAACCTTCTCCTCTATATTGCCAAGGACAAATATAACTTAATACTCTTCGTTTAGGGAGTTTAGCTCTGTCTAGATCTATAGCACTTGATAGTTCAAATTGAATACTATTTTTGTTTTCAGAAGATTTTCTGTCAAAATAATAAATATCTCTAGGAAACTCGCAATTAGGATCAGGGTCAAATCCTTCTGGTATTATAAGTTTATCTGGCGATAGAGGAGAGGTTCCATCATTTTGATAGAAATTTGATCTGTCAAGGAATTTAGCAAATGTTCTAATTCTGGTAAACTTAGCCCCAATTAAATCTCCGAAGTTAACAGTTCCTCTAAAGAGGCTAAACACATCAAGCATATCATCAGAAAAGCTAATCTGAATTTTAGGTTTAGGAAATACGCCTCTTGAAGCTATTTCAAAACCTTCTGTGGAAAGCGGAGCAGGTAGATACGCATTACCTTTCCAATAAATAATATTCCTTCCAAGTTTTAAATTGTTGTGGAGGCGAATTACCCTATAATTAAAAACACCAGTTTCTGCTCCCGGCAATGATATTTGAAAATTCTTAATGTTAACTACGAACTGAGAAGAAGTATCAAATCCAATTTCAGTTAAGTCTACTTCAAATAAAGAAATTATCGAAGAAGGCTCAAGAGAAAAGAACTCTCTATTTACTTTTAAAGATGAATCTTTATCTTGTTGAGTAGCCATAATATTATGCTGGTACTTCTTCGAAAGTAGCCTTTATAGAGAAGTTATTAAAAAATGGGTTAGCTGAACTCCATCTTCTGCAAACAAACAACTTAGCATCTGTTGGAGCAACTGAATAAGGTGCAGATGGGTAATAAATAAAAGCTGTTTTTGCAGATCTAGCACTTAAAAAGTGCAGTATCGCAGTACATTCATCCAGAGTTAATCCATCAAAATTCAAATCAAAATTAAGAAGATTAAAGTTAATTTGATCGCTGACTCTTTTTTCATACCCATCTCCGTATTTTATTACGTTAACCTTGGGATCAAAATTCGCTTGAGTTTGATAAGAAGGCTTCCAAATAAATAAAGGGTAGTCTTTTTTAACAACTGGATGTTGAAAATATCCTCCCCAATAAGTATCCGCATTAGACACTACGTTAGAATAGACTGGGGGATTATTTGCAAGTACGGCGGCTTTGGCATAATAGTATCGATTATCTGTATATACGATAATATCATGCTTATTATAAGCAACAGAGTTGCTCCATGCACTAATGTTAAAAATTGAACTAGACATACCTTTTACCTTTTACCAACTTATTATTACACTTTTTTGTGTAAATAATAAAATAAGATGGCATTATCTCGACTAAATAAGCAGAACTTGGATTTTTACTTGAATCAAAGCCAAGTTCATGGCGTTCAGGACATTCAGGCTTCCTACCAAATGCCAGTTCAACATACCAAATACCTTGGTATGAATAGCAGCTTTTATGCTCCAGAAGGAGCAAAGACGGCTACTTTATCTGTAACTAGTTTGCTGACAACATCTAATGACTTTTTTAGCTGCACGGGAGAAGCTGGAAATTATGGCTTCGTAACTAAAAAAGCTAACCCTAGTTCCAATATCTTATTTGGATTTCAAAGTGGATATTTAACTTCTTATACTTGTGGTGCCCAAATCGGAGAAATACCTACTGTTAGGGCTGATTTTCAAATTTTTAACGATGCTGGTTCCATCTCTTCAGCGGGTTCTTTTAATCAAACTAGCTCAACAGCTTTGGTGAATTCTAATACTATTGATATAGGTATAAATGATTTTATAACAAATAGAGTCAACTCTTTCAACTTAAATATTGCGGTCAATAGAAATCCCACATATTACCTAGGGTCTTCAACTCCTTTTTCTGTTAAAAGCATTTATCCTCTTGAAGTAAGTTGCGATTTTAATATAGCTCAAGACAGTTATGTTCTTCAAAAACTGTCTGATTTGTCTTTTAACTTGAAGAATATCGGTAATTTTTACATTAACACTAAAGATTTTAATGGAAATTCAGTAAATTTTAATTTTGGAAATTCGTTATGTTATTTCATTGACGTTTCCGAAGACTTCTCCGCTAGTGTAAATTCTCCTGTAGGAATAACGGTAAGGTATAGGGGTTATCTGAAATAAGGAAAAAGGATGAAATATTTTAATGAGTGTGAGGTAGTATTTAATTCGCGCTTTGGGTCAGGAGTTGTTCTGGCTCAAAATGCGTCTATTGGAGTTAATAGGAGTATAAATTCTACTTATGTAATCGGAAGACAGAACTCATCTCAAATGTTTAAAACTAAAGCAGATGAGACTAACATAGACTTTACTTATTTTCCGAATATCTCAGATCCTATCTACAAAGCTTTTGATTATATAAAGACGGGCGTATTTTCAAATAGCTTTCCAGAAACAAATATTCCTGTTCAAGTAGTATTAGCAGGAGTAACTGGTTCTTTTTATCCATCTAGATATTCATTAACAGTAAATCCTAACTCAAGAATACAGGCTTCTGTTTCTTTGTCTAGTTTTTCTAATCTTTCTGGAAGTCTCAATGACAAAGCTTCCGTCAATAATTTAGCAAGTGGATCTGGAATAGCTCATTCGTGGAATGCTAAGGTTTCAGGGACAGCCGCCGCCTATAATGTTTTAGACTTCAACTACGGCATTTCCATCAACTGGAACCCAATCTATTCAGTTGGTCAGCAAAGGCCAAGACAAGTTGATTTATCTGCTGGAGAAGAGACCTTTGATTTTACTGTAGAAAATTTTAATTCAAACTTCTCTAACACAGACTTATCAACAGCAGAAAATGCAAAGATAAATATCACTACTTTTGGTAATCAGTCAATAATGATTATCAATACTTCAGGAAGTAAGATAGACTCTTCCAATATGTCAATTAATATTGACGATTTCGCTAAAAATAAAATATCATTAAAAAGGAGTTTCTAAATGTTTTTCAACTATAAAAATTGTACATTTAAGCTAAGTGGCGTAGACATTCTAGCCACTAATGTGAATATGTCTCTTGATTCAAGCAATACTCCTGTTTATAATGAAGAATTTAAAAAGAACTCTTATAGTTACGCTCCAGAAGATACAGTAGATACAAGTTTTTCTATTTCTTATTACTTAACAGGAAAAGACTTTGTTAAGGAATATCTTTTAGGAGCAAATTCTGAGCAAGGCGTATCTGGTAATTTTTGTGGCTTATATTTTCAAAATGGTTATGTTACAAACTATTCAATAAAAGGATCTCCAGATTCTTTAGCTAAAGTAGATCTTGAGCTTAAAGTTTTTGAGACATTAAAGGGTTCTTTTTCTCCAACTACTCCATCTAATTTACCAGAAATTACACCTTTAAATTTCTCGAATTTTTATTTATCTGGGAATCTAGATGGTGCTGCTTTTGATTCTAATACATATAACTTTACAAATTTTAGTTATCAATATCAAAGAGAAGTTCAGAAATACAATAAAGAAGGAGCTTTAACTTTTGATCAAAGCGGCAGAGCTTATCTAGGAAAAAGATCTCAATCAGTTTCTTTTGAAATAGATAACTTTAATGTTTCTCTACCGTATTCAGGAGTTCCTTGTGATTTTTATATTTCACTACAAACAGGAGCGGCTCCCCTTGATACGTTATCTTTTGCAGGAATAATTTCTTCTAAGAGATCTTCTGTTGAATCTCAAGGCTACATAAGATCTGAGTTTTCATTAAAGCAAGACTTTTCTCATTTTAGACCAGCGATAACTGACTTTACTCCAAGAGTTATTTTGCCCGGAGCCACTGTTACTATAAATGGTAGTAACTTTATAAATGTTAAAAGAATTCTTTTTGGTAACACAGAAGCTTCTTCATTTACGCCAGTTTCTAATTCTTTATTGACGGCAATTGCGCCAACAACACTAAAAGGTGCTGCTGCCATTTTCATAGAAACAGAGGAGACGACTTCTTCTTCTATTTTTAACTTTAAAACAAGTGTATCTGTTAATGATATAAGACTATCTACTGAGTTCCAAGGATTATAATATGCCAAGCTACAATACAGGTTTAATCAATCAAAAGATGCGCGTCACGGGCGCGGGTCTTTATGCGGTAAGCGGCTTGCAGCTTCCCGGTGCTGGTTTTATTGATTTTTCTTATTACGATGCTTCTCCAGAGTATATAGAGTTTAACGTTCCAGAGAATATAGTATTAGGAAAAGCTAATTTTTACTTTATTACTGGAAGAGAATTATCTTCTCCAATGTATGTTAGTGGAGTTGATTTTTATCCAATTCCAAGATTAGACGCTGTAATTCCACAAACTCAAGAGGTAGGAGAGTTTGTAGCAGTTAGCGGAAAATCTTTAAGCGGAGTCCAATATGTATCATTCAACAACATTACTGGAACAAACGTCTCTTACCAAGCGGATAGCGGAGTACTATTAGTTAAAGTTCCAAGTGGATACACAACGGGTCCAATTAGAATTAGCGGATATAACGATACAGGAATACTTTCTGTAAGTAGTGACTTTAACTTTTTTGGAAGAATTCTAATAAGTGGATTTAGCGATAATATTCCATACGAAGGAGATTTGTTAAAGATTTCGGGCAAGAACTTTAACTTATCTTATGTAAATGAAAGCTATTTCCCTGTTAATTTTACAACATCTGTAGACAACCAATTAACTGGATTTGTCACTGCGAGATTCACTGGCCTTGGCGATATAATTTCAGGCATAGTTCCTCAAAATGCAAATCAAGGATTTGTAACAATAAATTCTAAAGACAATACTTCTTTTGCTTCTAAAACACAAATTACAGTATTAAGGTCTCCTCAAGTATTTAATGCTTTGAATTTTTACTTAAATTCTGGAGAATCTAATATTGCTATTGGTAGAAATTTTAATTATGCGACTGGTATTGTTTTAAGTGGATTAAATTATAGACAACCAAAATCAATATTAAACAGCGGAGTCAGAAGTTCTAATATAGGTCTATTTGGTAATTCTTTATTATTCAGCGGCAGTTCTTATTTGAAAATCCCATCTCCTTCTGGTGGAGATTTCCAATTTGGAGTTGATCCTTTTACTATTGAATTTTCAGTTAATCCATTGCCATACACCTCAACTCCCAGAATTGATATGTTCCAAGATCAGGGCTGGGATGGAAATGGATTTTATTTTTACAAAGCCGCTGGAAGCACTAATTGGACTTTTTACGCTAGTAATGTTGCTAAAGCAAATATTGCGACCTCTTTGATTCCAGCAAATCAATGGACAAAAGTAATTATTTCTAGAACCTCTGCAAATGGAGATACTTTTGTAGCAATAAGTGGAACCGCTAGACAATCTTATTCTACTGTTTCCGTTGGAACTCCTTATCCAATAACAGCAGGAAGTGGTTTATTTATTGGAACTCATAATACTGGATCTTACGGACTTTATGGAGTTAATCCATTTTCTGGATATATTGAAGATTTTAGAATTGTTAAGGGCGCGGGATTATACAGCAGTATTAATCAATTAGTAACTGGATCTGGATTATTTGATGTTCCTAATACAGTTTTGTTGCTACAAGGGAATTATTCAGATTATGATTATAGAGCAGATAGGACACAAGTATCAAAGATAAGAGATATTTCTGGTTATGTAGAAGATTACAACTATGGCGTTTACAACAAGATAGTACCAATATCTTCCTTTGTAAAAAACTCTGCTAACACAAGCTTAACCTTTACTGGAACAAATGCTGATGCTGGTTGTTATGATATTACTATAAAAAATTCTGGAGGAAGAGACTTCTTGTTTAAGAATTTTGAAGTTATCAAAGGCCCTCCAGTAATTAAAAATATATCTACTTTTGAAAATTATATTGGCGGATTTCTTGAGGTCTTGGGTCATAACATTTATCCAGATTCTCAATTCTTATTTCAAGATACTGGTAACGCTGATTCAATTGTTGAAGCAACAGAAAATGCAAACAGCTATTCTTATCAATCCACCTTTAGAACTCAAAAGAATATTTCTTTCTCAAGTTCAGTACAAATAAGCAACAACACTTCTAAATATGATGACAGGAGCTTGCTATTTTCTGGAAGCCCCGGTCCTTATATTAATTTTTCGATTACTGGCCGTTCACCAAACGTGCCTTTAAGTTATGGAAATAGTTTCGCTTTTGAATTAGATTTCAAGCCATTGACGAGCTTCTCTGCTTCTGATAAAAAATTCTTAATCGGTAGCCAAGCTGGGTTGAATGTATTCGTTACTTCAAATTATCTAGTTGTTTCTGGTATTGACTGGAATGGTTTTAACTCTGTTTTCTCTGGACAAATAAATAGCAATCAGTGGAATCATTTATCAATCAGCAAGAGTTATAAAAATTCTAACACAATAACTGGCAAAATACTATTAAATGGATCTCCAATAAGTTTAGCTGGAACAAATTATACTTTAGACTTTGCAACTTCAAATTTAGATTTCAGTTTAAATTCTGATAAGAGTTTACTTAATCCAACTTTTAATATTTACATAGGAAGAGATTACGCCAATACTTCTTCTAGTTATTGGAGTGGATATATAGACGAGGTAAGAATAGTTAGAGAAAATCCTTATGAGTATTCTAATTATACTCCAATTAGAAGGGCAAGGAATAATGCAAACACAGAGATATTAATTCATGCTAATGCTGGTCTTATAGATGATAATATTAGATCTTTCGGCTATCTAAGCCTTAATACTCCTAACCTTACAGACATCAGAAAATCAAACATTGTATTAGACAATACAAATTCAAGACTAGTTGAAACATTTGATAAAACTTTTACTTTCTTAAAGACTCCAACTATTACAGGTATTTATCCAGATCTATTAGTTCAAGGCGGACAAGGAACTGGTTATGGAAGTGATTTATACTATGTAGGATCTATTGATATTGGAGGATACAATGTTAATAATTATAATATAACTCAAAATGGTTCTGAATTTGATCAGAAATTAGTGTTTACAGTTCCTGATTTTGCTCAAAGCGGAGACGCTTTAAATATTAATTCAAACTATTACAAATACACTTATCCAAGCGGGTTGTCTATAAAGAGCGGAACTCTCGTAGTTGATGGATTTTCTCCAACCACTGGAGCTACCAATACGCTAATTACTCTATCTGGTAAATTCCTAAATACCGTTACTTCTATAGAATTAGGAAGACAAGATGGAGCTTATAAAGTAATTACAGCTTTTAGAAGACAAAGCATTAGCGGATTAAGTTTCTATATACCTCAAGTATATGATATAGCTGATGGTCCAATTGTTGTGAACGGAAGCTCAAGGGTTACAACTACAGATTCATTAATTTTCGTTAATCCCATTATTTCTAAAATTATTCCAAACTCTGCTTACTTTAATGATTCTATAACTTTATCTGGAAGTAATTTAAATGCTCTTGATTTCTATGGTATTGGATTTAATAATGAAATAATAAAATACCCTCATGTTATACCTCCTACTTCTACTGGAGCCTTAGTAAGAGTACCAAGAGAAGTAAAGAAGGGTAGTTTTAGGTTTTTTAATTCTGGCACCACTGCTGAAATCAAAGGCTTCTCTCCTTCGTTTAATCCAAGTACAACAATTTCTGGATCAAATGCAGAGATTTATAGAACAAGAGATGGCATACGAATTACAGGAATCAATGCTCACAATTTCCAAACAAGAGATTTATACATTAGTGGATTCAATAACTTAACTAATAAAACAGGCCAATATTTAATTTCTCAAGCAATGTCGGTTGTTGATATTTCAACTGTCTCTGGAATGGCGCAGCCATATACGGGATATGTTGTTCTATCTGGAAATTTAAACATCATATCGGACGTTTCTTCTCAAATAACAGATTTAGATTTATTAATCAGCGGTTCAGATGCGGTTGGTATTGGAACTACTGCGGGTTCAAATAGTTATATTACTTTGGATGGATTTATTGGAAGTGGTCAAATTTTCTTCCAAAGAAATAGCTTCGATGCAGATAATCTATATAAAACAATTACAATAAAACCTCCAGTTATTTCCGCTTCTCCTTTAAATGTCTTAACTGGAACATATAGATCTCTAATAACTTTAACTGGTGAAAATCTTAACTATGTAACAGGAATTAGATTTGATGGAGCCAGTACTCTCATAAGAAGTGCTTCTGGTGCAATTCCTACATCATTTGATTATTTAAAGGCAAACTTTTCATCTGGAATATCGGTAGTAACTGATGCAAGGGATTTAAATAGTAGTGTTATTTATAAAGATTATAATAAGTTAAGATTTTATCCTCCATCAATGGCAGGAAGAGGCTTGCACGGTAAAGATGTGGAAGATGTAAGGCCAATTTCTGGAGTATTTTATCTACAAACTTATTTAGCAGAAGAGTATCGTGTAACTGGTAATTTTAATTATATTCCTTTTATATCAATCAATGATGCTTACTTAAACAATAATTTATCTTATAGATTAGATGGCACTACTCAAGTTAGTGGTTGGGATGGATCTGTTATTTCATTCAATGGAGAAGGAATTAGATATCTAACAGGAGTAGACTTCTTTAGTAAGGCAAATGGACAAATAGTAGAGAGCCTCTCTTCTTCGTTCCAATTTAATAAAAAGAGAGCAAGAATAGATTTTTATAATGCTCCCGGCGGAAGTATTACAGGATATTCTATTATTAGTGGAGGCGCAGGATATACAATTTCTTCTGTGGGAATGAGTCTCGCTACTAGTGCAGGTGGAACCCCAACTATAAATGCCATAGTTTCTTTTATGCCTCCTTATGTAGGTCAAGTTACAGGAGTTTCAATAGTATCTAACGCAACTGCCCCAACTCAAGATTTTTGGATTGGAAGTAATGCCACTGTTCCTTTGCCAAGTTCTGGGTTTATACCAAGAAATCCTAACTTGCTTCTTTTTTCTGGAGATAATTTTGCTACACAAAGTGGAGATGGATCTAAATACTATGCATATTTTACTAATTCAACAACATTCCCATTAGACAATGGGTTCGTAGTTGGTGAAAAATTAGATATGAAGCTTTATAATTATGGAGCCATATTTGAAACAACAGAACAGCCATTTTTAACAATACAAAATCCAAATAACTTTGCAAGAATAGCAGACATTATCTTAACTGGAAATCAATACGTTGGAGAAAATAACTTAACAGTTAGATATGATCAAATTTATTCTAATGATGATGCTGACTTCAGTAGTTTAGATGTACAACTAAAAACCTCAATCCTTTATCCCACTGGGTATAACGGAAAGAGGTTTATGCTTACTACAACTAAGCCTTCCAAAAATGGAAGATATTTGAGAGTAGATTTTTCTACAAAAATCCCAGAAACAGGAGATTATGTAAACATAAATGATCCAATTGATTCTAGATATTTGAAACTAAGAATTGAAACTATTAATTCTGAAGCTTCATTATTTAAAGGATTGGGAACTTCCAGTTCTTTAAATAAAGTGTTTGCTGGATCTGTTGGAGCAGGTTCTAGCTCACCCGGAATAGGTACATCCTGATCATTTAGCTTTTTGAATTCTTTCGATTAATTCAAAAATTTTAATCTTTGGAATGTCAGCTATTGACATAAGAGAATCAGCGTTAGTATAGTTTTCCTTAATCAGCTTTTCTTTAAGCTTTGCAAAAGTAACGCTTTTCTCTTTCATTACTTTTTCAAGGATAGCATGAGGCTCAAAGATTGCTGAAGACTCGGCGGAATCATCAACGACATTATTCTTCGACTTGCCAATTTCATCTTGACCAACGATGTTGATCTTTAAGAAATTTCTGACGCAACGGATAAATGCCCTGTTCTCGGCAATTGGCCCCAAGAAGTGACGAGCAAAATCCTTGGTATTACCGGGAGAAGCGTCTCCAATAGAAGAGAATGAAATACAATTTCCTTCTGTTTCGTAGTTTGAAATCCAGTCTATTTTACAAACCGCTACTACATAGTCTGGACTTGGACAGGTTACAGTATACTCAACAGAGTAAAATCCTCTAAGTTGCGCTACATATTTAATTCCAGCTAGAAGAATGAGTAGATCTTTATCTTCTAGCTTGGTTACATCAGTTTCATTAGTCCTGTCCCTGTTTGGGACAAGGAACTCTGGCTTGATCATTTTTCGCCAGTTAATAGAACCGTCTTCATTAAAGTGGTATTCTACGCCTTCAATGAGACCATCAGAGGAACGAACAAGTTTCTTTACAGTATTCACATAGGTATACTATGCGGCAACTGGAGACTTATCAACTCTAAAAATCCAAAAATTTTCAACCTCTTTCCAAAACTCTGGGCAGTCAATCACTGGTTCCGCAATTTGTTTGGCTTCAATTCCGTTCTTCAAAGAAGACTCGCTTAAATAAACTTTTCCGTTACTAATTAATCGTTTGTTCGATTTATAGAAAGCATTTGAAGTGTACTCAATGCCGGTTTTCTTTTTCAAGTTAGTTGGCATTTGAGTAATATGTTCTTGATCAAGATACTTAAGTTTAATTTCTTCTAGCTTTTTACCTTCTAAATAAGTAAATAGCTGATAAGAAATATTACTATAAGCTAAGAAATCTGCAAATGCTATGTTATCATTTTCTTTGATTTCGTAAAAGATTCTTCCGACATTCTTTCTATTGTTAACAATGATGTTTGGGTCAATTGGTTTATCTGTGATTATAAAACATTGACAGACTTGCAGTTGTTCATTTAAGAATTTTTCATTGTGTTCCAAGTCCATTCTAACAACAATATTATTAGAATTAAATTGCTTTGGATTTACAATTTGATTGGGAACCATTTCCAATCTCATGTTATTATATTCAGCACCAAAGTAAAGGGTTTGAATAGAATTTACATGAGGAATCCCTAAGAGATTTAAAATATTGTTCGCAATTTCTTCTGGCTTTATTGAATTAATTGTCTTAGGATTTTCTTCAAAAGAGAATGTTGGCTTGTTCGTTCTCTTTGGTTCAAGTAAAACATGATCTTTAGGATCGCCAAAGAATGGTTTTACACAATTGACATAGTTGTTAGAGTATAAAGCAACAATTTTTTTACCATATCCAGAAGCGATATGAGTTGGAAAGCTATCTGCTCCAAAATGAAGAAGAGAATCTCTTAAAATAAATGCGGTCTGATTAATGTTTGTAAGACCAACGAAGCTTAAAACATTACTGTAAACCTTTTCTTTTTCTTGTCCAAGCTGAATAATCTTTATGCCTTTTTCATTTAAAATAGGAGAAATAAGATTAATTACTTCCTGCCAATAATCATAAGTCTTTGAAGGCTTAGAGCTTGGGTGAAAAGTAACATATTTGTCAGCAGTAACAGGAAAAAATTTTTCGTAGATATAAGGCTTCTTAATTTTAACTCCAGAAGCTAGAGAATATTGCTCTAAAAGGTGCATATTATTTAATATCGAATGCGATCTTATCTTTTCCGTTATGAAGATAGTTTAGCATTTTTTGAGTTCCTATATGAGGCAAGAAAGCTATCTCAAAATAACCTTGATGGTCGCCATGTCCCTCTAGCCATAGTAGACTATCCATTTGAGGAATGTATTCTAGAATTCTATGTATATAAGGATTACCTTCAACTACTGAGAAGTATTCTTTTTTAGTTGCAAAATATAAATTGTAATTGGGGTATGTTTCTTTTATCGATTCTAGAAGAGAAGTGCAAAGATAAATATCTCCAATGCTTTCTGGCATGACAAAAAGAATTCTCTTTCCTTTATCAGCAGGATCTAGAATATCTTCGAAATCAATTTTTCTATTTTTTTGATTTTCTTGTGCAGCTACTTGGCGAAAATAGTTTTCAATATTCTGTCGGCTTTCTCCTTCAGAAAGTTTCTTCATCCAATGCTTGTATCCGTCATCATTCTGATCGACCTGCTTCATCTTCAGAATGTTATGATACATGAAGATTAGCCATTCTCCATTTTCAGTGATATTTGGAACGCTGGCATTAGGATCTTTTTCTTCTTCCTTTAAGGAGAAGTCATAAGATGTAAAAGGAATAGAATCAATGTATTGTTCGAATAACTTTCCAATAACAGGAACAGAGTAATTATCTATAGCCCATTTTCTAGCCTTTTGACCCATCTGCCGTCTTTCAGACTCTGGCATCTTATAGGCGCGATACAATTGATTTGATATAGAATGGGGATAAGTAGACGCTTTTCTAAACTGAGTACCATGCTCTCTATACTCTGACCATTCAAGAGGAATAGAAGCAGCGTCAGGGTGACACATATCTTCTCCGCAACTGTAGTTAGTTACTAAAGTTACTAGTTCGCAATATTTAGCTTCTTGAATTGGAATTTCTTGTCCACCGCTAGTAAATGGGTGGCAATACACATCCATCAAATTATAAATCTCACACAACTGCTCTTCGCTTACGCCAAATCCAGTATTTGTGGTAGAGCAGCTTTTATCAGAATTACAAGCTGGACACTTTAACTCTTGACCTTGGAATGGAGTTACAAAGTAATTTTTACATTTATTACAAACATAAGTTGTATGGATATCTTTTTTATCTATTTGATATTCGTCTGCAAGCTTATGAATGTCCCAACCTTCACCCCAATGAGTATGGAGTAAGAGCTTTGCGTTTTTTACATCAGGATGATTTTTAACAAAGTCTCTAAATCCTTCTAAGAGATTAGGTACAGATTTGCGAAGTTGATTTCTAAATACGAAACCTACAACATAAGAATCACTGAGACCAAAACGAGCCTTAAGTTGTTTCTTTTTCTCTTCTCCTAAATAGCTGAACTTAGAATGATTTACAGGGCCATGCATTGTTCTGGCATTATTGATGCCAATTTTATGCATTTCTTTTGTAGCAAATTCACTCCAAATCCAATATTGAGAAGACTTCTTTGCTTGATTTATAGCTTCATCATAGATTGGAAGAGAATCAAGAGTAACCCAAAGAAGAGAAGTGATATTCTTGTACCAGTGTTTATTATAGTACTGAGTAAAAGCCCAAGGATCTTGCGCTCCAATCCAAATATCAGGCTTCTCTTCCTTGATTACTTGATCAATGTAATAAGAACCATAGGATACATCTCTAGCGAGGGCGGGATCGGCATTAATCCTATTGATCTCATTGGGATCGGTAGGGACACTTCCAAGACTCTTCCAAGGAGTCTTAGATAAAGCGGGAGAACCCACTTGGGTTCCCCCGCAGTAATGGATAATATCATACTTACCTGTGTTGTACAGATAAGAGACCAGTTCCTTCGCCGCCCTACCGAATCCAGTTTTAGCGAGGCACCAATCCGTTTGAATTACTATCTTTTTCTTTCGCATTAGAATACGAGTTCTTCTGCTTGAGCCTCTGCTTCCGCTTGTGCAGCAGTTTGATTTAGTTGGATTTTATTATAAGCTGGCTTCTTTGGAGCTTCCTCCTCTTGAGCCTCCTTTGGGGCTGAAGCAGCTTTGTCTTGAGCATAAAAAGAGTTTCTAATAAACTCTTGCAAGAACTCCTTAACAAGAATTGCCTCTGCAAAAGTAAAGCCAATCAAAAAGCTTACTTTATTAACTGAATCTCCCTTTTGCTCCTTTGAAGCATTAAAGGAAAATCCAATCTGATTGTTATCTCTGAGATAAGGGCAAAACTTGCCCATTGCGTTTGAGTTAGGAGCAGTATGGTAGAACTTATATTCTGCATTTCTGTTGATTGCGTCTACAATACCTGCTGCTTCGACTGCATTAAACTTTAATACAGTAGTCTTTTCTGGGTTCTTTGCGTTCTCACGAAAAGATCCAAGCTTCTTAGCTTCGTTCCAAGAGTGCTGCTTGATAAAATTAACAAACAAGGACGTATCCTTTGTTTGAAAAGAACAAGCGGTTCCAGTTACTTTTGCATTTCCCTTATAAAATTGTAGGTTCATTCAGACATTATTTTGCCTGAAAAAATGCGATTTATCAATTATTTTTTTCGGCTTTTAATTGAGAAAGTTTAGTGTAAACTGTATGGGTCTGAATAGCGACAAGTCTGGCAAACACAGAGTCTCCAAACTTCTGCCCAGTAACGATAACGATATCTTCTTCTTTTGGCATCCTATTATTTAGGCTTTGCATATCGTCAATTTTATCTGAGAAGATCATGACATTAACCGAAGCGGTTTCGTCTGAGATTTGCATCTTGAAGTACCTAGTCTTCTTCTCTCTTGAAACTCCTGACTTGCACTCTTGAATGACTCCAATAAATGAAACCTCGTCTTTCTCAGCGAAATCCGCAATGTCTTTAATGTAGACCAGATCATCCTTCTTTGAAATGAAGACTTCTCTTAATTTATTTCTGACGCTATATCCGATAATAGAATTCTCATAAAACCAATTAGCAAAACTTTCCGACTTGCTATTAATTTCATAGATCTTTTTATAGGGATCTGCTTTCGTTCGTAAGGTTTGAAGTCTTGATTCTTTAATATAAGGTTTGCCTTGGATATCTTTATTATCCTTCATGTGAAGAAGAATTTTAACTAAGTCATAATCAAAATTCTCACCAAAAAGTTTGGCATTAATCTTTTCCTTATTAGTTAAGACGTTCCAAAGTTGAGCTTCATATACTATTTTACTTCTTGATTGTTTGAAGTCACCATCTAAAGCACCAGCTTGAATCAAGGCGCAAAGCACTCCGATGTTCAGGTTAGCCTGAGATGCAGTTTCAAAGATATCAAACTTGTTTTGAAATTCTTTCCTAAATTCATTGACAGCTTTGACAGTTTTTTCGCTAATTCCTTTTACTGACAATAATCCAAATCGAATATCATCACCTTCAATGCAAAACTCTTCCTTTGATTTTATTAGATGAGGAGGGAGTAATTTAATATTAAAATAAACAAGTTCCTTTTCAATCTTGGAGATTTCTCCGATTGGATCTGGTTCATGCTTGCTCATCTTTAGGAGAGACAAGAAGAACTGCTGGGGGTATTTGAATTTTAGATAGATTGAGATTGCGGCAAGAGCGGCATAGGCTACAGAATGGGATTTATTGAATTGGTAATTAGCAGAGTCGTTAGCAATTCTCCAGAGAACTTCGCCAATCTTGGGATCAAGCTTTTGTTCAGAGATCTTATCTTTAATCTTCTGCTCCCATTCTTTCATCTCTTCGACCTTCTTTTTGCCTACGCAGCGTCGAACGATTTCTGCTTCATCAAGAGAAAAGCCAACTTTGCTCACCATTTTCATCAACTGCTCTTGATACAAGCAAACGCCTCCAGTCACGCCCAAGATGTCATCAAAGAAAGGATGAATGCTTTCATAATGATCATTATTGGTATAGTTGGCGTACTTATCAATGAACTGAAGTGCGCCGGGACGAGCAAGAGCCAATACGCCGCTTAATTGCTCAAGGTTCTTTGGCTTTACCTTTTGGCAGACTTTGAAGTTTGTTTCTGCCTCAATTTGGAATAATCCATGAGGTAATTTGAAATCTTGTAGTTGCTGATATATAAAAACATCATTTACATCAATGTCCTCATATCTAATACCAAGAGATTTGCAAACGTCATCTACAACAGAAACACCTCTCAAACCTAGAAGATCAAGTTTAATATTATATGCTGTAACATTATTCATGTCATAGCTGGAGACAATCTGCTTATCAGAAGAAAGCTCTACCGGACAAGACTCTTCAAGAGGAGAGTGGGCCAGCAAAAGACCAGAAGGATGAACGCCTTTATTCTTATTAAGATTTTGAAGTTTTAGGGCAATCTTATAAACTTCTTCATTATTTCCTGCCCATTCTGCGAACTTTTCGCTCTCTGTAATTGCATCCTCAAGACTCTTGACTTGTCCGAATAGTTTTGGAATATAAGATGAAACATCGTTCATCTCGCTTTCCTGCTTTTCTGCCACTACTTTTCCTGACTCCTTGATGCAGAGTTTAGAGCTTAGGGTGTTAAGGGTTAGGATTTTAGAAGTCTTGCCTTTGAACTTTTCTTCAAGATAACTGATAACTTTGTGACGATTATAATAACAGATATCTAGGTCAACGTCAGGGAATAAAGATCCATCAAAATAAGTAACTCCATCTATTACTGTTTTCTTTGCTCTAGCTTTAGAGATGAAACGCTCAAAGAACAGTTCGTACTTAATGGGGTCAATTTTGGTTACGTCAATGAGAAATAAGAGAAGTGAACCAGCGCAAGATCCTCTTCCCGGTCCAGTAGGAATATTATTTTCTCTGCAATAATTAATTACATCCCAAATAAGGATAATATAATCAATGAACTCAAGCTCTTGTAGAATCTGTAATTCATAATTAACGCGATCAACATATCTCTTATAAAGCTCACTACCTTTTTCAAGATTAAGCTTATAAAATCCTTCTCTAGCTAGGCTCCTTAAGAAGTCGTAATTAGAAGTAGCGGCGACTAGATTAAGTCTAGCTTTATGTCTTTGATCAATTTCAAAGACAGGCATTCTAAGACCATGCAAACCAAGGTCGTATTTTTGAAAGTCTTTAGTAAAATTCATATTGCGATCTGGAATTTGAGCTTGTTCCATACTTTGATGTTTAAATGTAAGTCGTTAAGTGCGTCGTGTAAGGTTTCGTAATCGTGGTCAATATCGTATTCTTTGCCAAGTGCAGTTAAATTGGTTTTTACTCCTTTGCGTCTTTCATTCAGTATTCTGTACTGATATTCAATCAAGCTAATATCTTTAGAATAAGGGATCTCATATTTGATGCCTTTGGCTAGGCAGTTTGTGTCGATAACCTTATTAACCAAATGCTTCCATTCTTTTCCGTGCATCTCGTAATAGTCTTTTATCAAGTAAATATCAAAATTAAGAACATTGTGACCTACGATATAATCGCACTTTTCTAGCCACTGATCAATTGTTTTAATTGCTTCGCTTGAGTGTACTGCAATTTTATTATATTTGTACTGATCAAAGCGAGTTATTACTGCCGCTTCTTTGCTAACATTAATTGGTTTATCCCATTTGATATGTATGTCAGAGGTTTCTAAAATCTCATTACCCTTAACTCTAATCATACCACACTGCCAAGGGCGATTATTAATGAAACTTAGACAAAGATTCTCGGTTTCTAAGTCTATAAAAGTGTAAACTTTATCCTTATCGTAACGAAGTAGATTTTCCATCATACAGCGTTCGCCTCCTTCCAGCTTTCAAAGCTAAATTCTGCGCTACACATATGTTCTAAATTTGGCTTATTAAGAGTCGTTCTGTTGTTAATGCATCTAAATGTCAAGTAGGATTTAAAATCTTCTCTCGTATTGTAGTAAAGACTTTTTGCAGGAACTATTTCATATTCGTCTTTGCAAAAGTTAATTACTTTTTGTTTTACAATATGATCAAAAGGCAGATTGTTATCCTCTACTAGAAACGTAGGTTTAGTAAATTTTAATTCTGGGCAGCACAAAGAATAACTCATTGTGTTATTGAACAAGAACGAATCATAAAAAGGCACACACAGCTTTAGGCTAGACTCGTCCCATTCTTGAGTCAAGGTTTTTTCATCTATTCTTGGAACATAATAGAAGCCATCTGTGGCGGCAATACTAAATATCTTGATTAGTTTCTTATAGCCGCTTCCATTTTTTGCGAAGACTATAATTTTACTAGACTTTTTAAGAGACTCTTCTGTCTTGTCGTTGATATCAGGGCATAATTCAAGCCTCAAACCATAATAGAATGGAATCTTAAAGTTCTTAAAAGCGTCAAGAAAAGAACTCATATTCTCTTCTACTAAGAATATTTGTTCCAGTTTATTGTCTTTAGCTATGTCTACGATTGAAGAAGATCCTTCTTTGGATGAAGTACCTGCTTTGTCTAGAGTTAAGATTGACTTACCTATGCTGTAATGGCTTTTAAAAAGCGGTAGTATTTTCATGATTAAGAGTTATTTCCATCTAGGGCAACCTTCGTATTTAAACTTTTTAATGACTTGAGTGTCATCTTTTTTAGCTGCTTTAGCTTCTTCTGCGGTAAAGTAGCTCTTTACAAAATTATCGTCCTTATCGTAAATAGAATAAAACCACATCTCATTCTTAAACGGGCAAACCCAAGTAGCTCCTGCTTGGCAAAGCCATTTGCTCTTTACGTCATCTGCGGCAAAATTCTGCTTTGCATCTTGCTCAGTGAAATTAGTTACCTTCTCATAAACGTATTTAAGATATGTCTCAAATCCACGCAATTCATCATCAGTAAATTTTACCGGCTGAACTGGCTCTTTAGGAAATCTGAGAAATACAAATTCTACCTCTGGATCATAGTCAGGCCAATAAATCTTAGAGGCGATAGAGTATAGCATGGCTTGTACATTAGCTGTCAACTCTTCACCTTTGAATTTTGCCTTGCTAGACTTGTAATCTCTAATTTTACTCTTCTTTTCTTTCTTATAAAGAATAGGAAGGTCAATAAAGCCTCTAGCCTTATATCCTTCTCTTTCTATTTTAAACTCAAACTCTGGGTTTTGAATATTGCCGCCCTTTGGAAAGAAGTCGCTTTTAAGACCGACAAGAATCATTTTATTGATTAAAGCCATGTCTTCAGGATTATTGATGCCTTCCTTTGTAGCGTGTTTCTTTACAAGTCTACTTATTGGAACGCAAGAAAGAGGGTCAGCAGAGGCAATAATTTTCTTATAAAGATTCTTATGACGAGGATTAAGAAGCAGTTCAAATATTAAATGACAAATTGTACCACGCTTTGCTCCTGAATTAGACTTCTCAGGAATATTCAAATGATACTTACAATAGTAAGACCATGAACAAGTCTCAAGAGCCTTGATGCGCGAGGCAGATAGGTAGACTTCTTTTTTATCCATTGAATTCCTTCATATATAAGTCTATCTCATTTTTACTCATTAATCCAAAATCTTTTTTGGGAGGCAGCTTTATCTTAACTTGATTCTCGTCAAAGAACATCAAGAGTTTAGATTTTGCTTTTTTCGCCGCTTCATTACCAGCAGAATTATTAAAAAAATCATTATTGAATGCAATAACTACTTCTTGAACAGACTTCTCTAATAAAAATTTTGTTATTCTAGGAGATATTGCTAATCCAAAAGTGATGATTACGTTCTTATAGCCAGCTTGCCATAAAGCTAACATATCTCCAATGCTTTCAATCAGGAAAACTCTACCTCTTTCAGATATAGTATCTTTGCTAAAGAACGCTGGGTAAACCCATTCTTTCTTTGTGCCAAGGTGCTTCCATTTGATAAAGTCTGGACGTTTAGAATCAACTAATGCTCTGCCGCTAAATCCTACAATTTTACCAGATGGATTGTAAATAGGAAAAACATAACGATTAATCATGTTTCCTTTTTTAGCTATTCCACCTTTAAACTCTGCTACGATCTCTTCTTTGACTCCTCTATTAAGCCAGTATCCATGATTCTTTTCAAGACTGACGAGCATTGATTCATCGTAAATCTTTACTTGATTGATGGTATTTTTTTCTTGGTTTACGACAATTCCCGTGAAGTTAAACTTCTCGGCGAGCATCTTATCTGCATAATCTAGATCATTTAGATTAAGTGTGATTTGAACTAATTCACTTAACTTACCACCTCGACATAGTTTATAGTCATACCAATAACCAGTATTTTTATTGATTGCTAGAACTGTATCATTATCTGAACTCCTATAGATCGGCCTAGTTCTGTACCAGCCGCCGAAGTCTTTAAGATTTTGATACCCGATATTTTGAAGTATTTCTTTTATGTCACTCATAACAAAGCACCATCATTGGGATTGGCATCATTCAATGAGAATGTTTGACGCTCTCTCTCAATAATGTTAGTCAAGGAGCCTCTCTCTTCTACGCTAAAATTATTAATCTGAAAGTTGATAAAGTTTTGAACATAACGCTCATCGCCATGTTCGTTTCTTCTTCTAAGAAGATCTTGATGCCCAGCGGCATCTTTACCTTGGAAACGGCTTTTTAAGGTTATCAGCTTGTGTGTGCCGAAGTCTGGGGTGTCGCGCTCTATTTCGTCAAGAGTTTTTCTTCGGAAAATTCCGACAAAGCTTGAAAACCATTGCAGTCGATCAGATAGAGCAATCGCAGAGCTATCATCAGTTACATCTCCAGCGTTTCTATTAAAGTTTTCGCCAGCCCTATTCATTTGCATGGCAGTGAATAGCGGGGCATTAATTTCTTCTGAAATCTTTTTAAGTTTATCGATCTTTTCACCGATGGCTTGATGTTCTGCCCAGTTTTGACCTACCTTTTCTCCGGTAAGTTTAACGTAATCATAGCAAATAAGAGCAGGGTTTCCTCTTCCAACTTTGCTATAATACCATCTACGAATGAAAGATATAATCTCATCAATACTTTTATTACCGACACAATGATGAGTATAATTATATTTACTGAATTCTTTTAAGAAGCCTCTAACCTTAGTGACCATTTCAGCATTCTTACGCCAGTTTCCTGTATCAATATACCAGAAAGGCACCCCTGTCTTTGCTGCTGCAATACGAAGCTTAACGTCTTCTGAGAACATTTCAGTATCAAGATAAAGAACACTGACTTTTTTGTTCTTTAAATAAGCTCCCAGAGACATCTCAACTAAGAAGGAGCTTTTGCCTTGACCGGGGCGGCTTACAATGGCATAGACATTTCCATTTCTTAAACCACCATAGAGTCTTGCAAACTCTGGATAATGCAATTCTATACCTGCTTCATCTTGAGGATTATTACCTTTTTCTTCTATGAAAGCTTCTATGTCTTCAAAGATATTCCTAATCTCTTCAGTAGCATCAAAAGAATTAATCTTTTCGCCATATATAGAATCTACTTCAGCTATTATTTGATTGGCATTTTTCTCAGGATTGGTAGAAACAGTTTCTATTATTCTTTGAGCCATGCCTTTTATGTCTCGCCGAATAGAAAACTGCTTTAACTCCTTAGCGTATTTAAGAGCAGATTCTTTATTTGAAACCGCTAAAGAAAGGCAATCAATATAATCATATATATCAAGATCTTCTTGAAATGAGATTCCAAGATTTTGAATCTTTTGAGCTAATATTACTTTGTCAATTTTCTCTTTAGCATTGCAAAGTTGCCTAATAACTGAATAAACTGTTCCATTTACATCATTAGTAAAATCAATTTCTGATATAAAGTGATCTATATCATAAAAAGATTCTGAGTTTTTAATGAGCGCACCAAGCAAGGATTGCTCTACTTTAATAGAGGAAAGCTTCATTTAAACAAAAAAAGAGTTATTTTTGAGCAGAACCATCTTCGTCTTCACCGTCTTCTTCATCAGAGGCAATAATGTTGTGAATAGTATTTTCTAAATTAATCTGATCAACAGCACTAAGCCAATTATTAATATAATAATGCATCGCCATTGCGTTCTGTGCATTATCGAATTTAGACCTTACTTCTGGCATTCCCTTTTTGTCAAAGGTAAACAGCAAGAACCCTCCCTGCGAGCATTCATCTATCTGTGATAGAATACTTTCTGGGAAATGAAATTCTTTATTTTTAGCCACAGCTTATATTACACTAACGATATATTAAATGTATGATTTATGTAATCATAACTTAATTTATTTAGGTCGCTAGTCTCTAATTCTATTAATTGAAAACCATTTTTCTCTAACCACACAGCTTTTTTGTAGTCTCTCTTAATAGAATTAAGGTAATTTAATCTTGAGTTATTATGGAAGAATTTATTGAAAGAAGAGTGCTGGTCGCCATTAACTTCTACCGCTATTTTGCGAGAGATATTAATGAAGTCAACCTTCATTCTACTTCCAAATACCGGGAACTCTTCGTAACAAACATGAGTCTTCCAAAATGGTTTCAAGAATTGCTTTACTTGAAATTGAATTTTAGAACGAGACTCTTTTTCCCAATCTATTAAAAATTGGGAAACATTTTTGTTAATTATTCTGCCGGTTACAGAATAAAGCTTCATTTTGATTGAACGGCTTTGAGCTTATTGAACAAATGCTTCGTAGCGTCAGTATTTTCTTCAAGCCACTTCCTGAAGTTTTCTCTTCCCTGATGTTGCTTTGGCATATCAATTCCAACCGTCTTCAACTCTTCAATTAGAGAATCATCGACAGTGATCCACGCGCCTTTTGCAACGACAAGATCCCACATCAACAAGCAATCAAGAATTTCATACTCTACCCAAATGCCAGAAGGCTTTTTGCCAAACTTAATTGGATACTGAATAATATTCTTGCGAGTAGCTTCACTGGTAGACTTTTGAATCATCACTTTGGAATATTTTCCAATTGATTTAGTCTTACCATCATTCATTTTGCCAGATGGGTTGTCAAGAATATAATCTCCCATTGCAGTTGGACTATACTCTAGGATGAAGTCTGCCCAATGCAAGAGAGCATTTCCGCCGCTAAACATTCCTCCTCTTGGGGCGTTCTTAGCATAAGGATCAATCTTAATTTCAGAAGTAATCTGACTAATAGCAATCATCAAGTGACCATGCTTGAACATTCCAATACTTAGTGACTGCAAAAGCTTTTTACTGATGACTTGAGTTCCCGCGACCTTGCTCGCGTCTGCTGGGCTAGTGTCTTTGTCTCTCTTCAAGATAAGACCATCCATCGAATCAATTACAAAACAATAACGATGATCTTCTGCATTATTAAGAACGAGATCTTTAATAACGTCAATTACTAAATCATAAACATTAGACTCAAGAATAAAAACTGAACCATCAGTCCATTCAGAAGCGTCGGTGACAAACTTCATGCCGCAACGCTCTCTGTTCTCTTTAGATAAACGGCCCTCTGCCAACACCCAAACCACTCTGCTCTTAGGAATCTCTGCAAGGAAATTTCTGCAAATCTCTAAAGCTTGTGGAGTTTTGCCTTCGTTATTTGGTCCGCAAAGACGAATTAGAGAAGGGGTAATGCCTCCACCTACTGCTGCGTCTAATAGAAGACTGCCAGTTGAGATCTTCCAAGTAACTGCTTCTTCGAAATTAAAATGATCATCCTTATGATCTTTGTTATTTAAAATTGCTTGGAGTCTGCTTGAAGCTCCAACGGTTGATACTTTTTCTTCAGGTTGCTGTTGTTTCGGAGGTCTCGCCATAATTCAGGAATTCTTTTAAAGTTTTGGGCTTTTTTACAATGGGGATGTCTTCGCCCACCTTGCCGTTTAGTTCATTATAGCTGACCGCAAGCTTTGAGTCAAAGCTTTCTTTGAGCTTTTCTTTGGAGTCTTTGAGGTCTTTTTGCTGAAGAAATAGCTGATATCTATTAATTAGTATTTCTAAATTTTTTTCAGATTGCAAAAACGCAAGATTGCTGACTGTTGGGTATGGCTCAACCCAATCCCAAAAGTCTCTATCTGGAAATTTTTTTAAGAGCCTTGAGGCAGTTTTCATGTCTCTGGCCCAGTTTATGTCTTTTTCTCTTACAAATTTTTCAACAATAGTTTGATGAGTTGACATTATGATTCTTTAATATCCGCAGCTACCATGTCTTTTACTAACTGATGGAAAGACCATTTCGGATTCCAACCTAGTTCTTGTCTGGCCCTGTTTGAGTCTCCAAGGAGCAAATCAACCTCTGCGGGGCGGAAGAATTTTGGATCGATTTTGACCAGTACAGATGAGTTGACTTCATTCTTGATGGCGTATTCAGTCGAAATAGAGTACTCTTCATTCGTTCCTTGCCCATGCCAAAATCCTTCTATTCCTGCTTCTTTAAAAGCGAGTTCAATAAATTCTCTAATTGTATGAGTTTCATTACTAGAGAGAACATACTCATTTGGCTTTTCTTGGTTCAACATCTTCCACACGCCGTCCACAAAGTCAAAAGCATGGCTCCAGTCTCTCTTCGCGTCAACATTTCCAAGACGAATTGGCTCAAAAGATTCTCCTTTTTGAATAGCTTTATTAATTCTAGCAATTCCTTTAGTTACTTTTCTAGTAACAAACTCTTCTCCTCTTCTTGGAGATTCATGATTAAAAAGATAACCTTGAATTGCAAAAAGATTATAAGACTCACGATATACTTTAACTATATGTCTTGCAGCGCATTTCGCGGCTCCATAAGGAGACCTTGGAGAAAGAGGATGCTTCTCGTCTTGAGGAGCGTACTTTACATCTCCAAACTCTTCAGAACTTCCAGCATTATAAAATTTACAATGAGGAGCGTGTTTGTGGACTGCCTCAAGACATCTTATAACACCCATCGCACCTGCGTCAAATGTTTGTTCTGGAATCTGCCAGCTTGATCCAACGAAAGATTGAGCAGCAAAATTAATAAAATAATCAGGCTTAACTTCTCTTACCGCATTATCAACTGATTGAGAATCTGAAAGATCAAGAGTGATTAGATTAAACCTTTTGTTATCAAGATGTTGTTCAAAATTAGAATAGTTAGGTTTAGAAATCCTTCTTACTGCTCCAAAGATATTAAAATTAGTATTCTCAATAAGATAGTCCACCATGTAAGACCCATCTTGTCCTGAGATTCCGGTAATAATTACATTTTTCATGTTTTTTGTTCTGTTAGATTAGTGAGAAAAAATCTTTTTTGTAATGCTATTTTCGCGTAATGCCGTTCCATATTTGCGCTATCGACTTCTTTTGCTGAGATATTACCATATCTAGCAAGCTCAACAGCATCAAAAGTTTTCTTATTAACTGATACCATATTTTCATATTCTTGGGAGTTAATAATTTGAATAAATAAATCTTTAGGTAATTGAGCTTTTATATAATTATAGCAATTTTGCCAAGTCTCTTTCGCTTGATCTGAGCGGTCGCTCTTTATCTGTAATATGCTTAAGAAATCAAAAGCATAAGCCTCGTCTGTGCAAATATTAATCATTTTATAAAAGATTGATTAGTTTATCTATGTCTTCGCGTTTTACGTCTTTATTTAAACCAACATAGAATCCGTTTCTATTTAAGAATTCGCTATTAGGGAAAACTTCTCCTTTTGCAAACTCTTTGAACGCTGGATTGATTGGAAGGTAACAAATTACTGGTCGAGTCTCCCAGCCGTTTAAGTTTAATATCTTCTTTATGTGTTTAATTGATTTACTCTCTGTTATTAGCGGAAGACAGAATGGAACGATATCTGGATTAAGCTTCTTGTATTCAACTGGGAGCTTGGATACAAAATATTGCCAAATTTCTTTTCTTTGATTTATATAGTCATAATATCTTTCAGTATCCATCAAGGCAAAAAAAGCGTTTAGATCTGTTGTTCTATAATTTGTTCCAACTTTATAAAACAGAAATTCAGGATCGACTTCTGGATTGTCTTTTTCTATTTCTTGTCTGACTACATTGTTTTTTGGTAGAACTCTAGTTAATCCGTGGCTTCGGATCATTTGAGCATTTATATAGAACTCGCTGTTCTTAATAAAATCTTCTTGCATGAACAGCATACCCATTTCAATACCGCAGATTTGATGCGCCCAAAAGAAAGAAGTCGTTGTCATGTCAAAACAACGAAGAATATTCTTATCAAGATATTCTCCCATTGTTGTTTCGCAGAGATCAGCAAATAGATAAGCGTTATACTTTTCTTTTAATTCGGTTAGCTTTTTAATGTCAGGAATAAAACCAATTAAAGCAGTAGGCCAGATTACCTTAACTTTTTTAGAATTCTTTGTGCTTTCTAGTTTCTTTTCTAACTGCTGATAATCAAAACTAAAATCATTTAGATTAATGTCTACAAAAACTACTTTACATCCTCTCATTATCCAAGGACTTATAGATGATGCCCATGTTGTTGAAGGGACAAAAACAGTAATATCCTTTGGGTCAAGATTGAGACTCTGGATGAAAGTCTCTACTAAAAGATGATTGGCGGTTGAACCAGAAGAAACAGCTACACATTTAGTATTCGGTCCTGCGATCTGTTCCCACTTTTTCTCTAGTTCAATAACTTTAGGCCCAGTAGTGAGACGATTCTTCTTATTAACAACAAATAAAGCTGCCTTAATTCTATCTAGTAGAGAAAAGTTGTCTGTTTGTAAAGGATATTGATACATAGACTATTATAGTAAATTTTTAATATTTTCTAAAACTTTATCTTTAGATATTCCAGAGCATCCGCCTTTTATAAATTCATTAAATAGGCTTATGTTGTTTTTGTTAATTGGCTGCAAACAAGTTGGATTTTGAAAATGGTTTACGTTCCAATTTGTAAGCAATGTTATTTGAGGGTGAGAATATGCTCCCATGACTAAAGAAAATCCAGAATCTGTGCCTATATACATATCACATCCTAAAGCTATTTGGATCTGCTCAAGAAAAGATAAGTGACGCAAATCATTACATTTTGTAAGTTCTGGTTCTTTTGGATGTCCTAATCTAATAACTTTAAACCCTTGTTTAGTTAATGATTCTATTAATTCAGCCCACCATTCTTTGTTTGGGCTTCTGTGGTTATCTCTTCCATATCCAGCGAAGCAATGGACTGCTATTGTGTTTGATTCTCTGTTGGTATTAAACCATTTTGTAAGAGATGGAGTTTTTTCTTCTTCTGTTAGAGCTTCAAATTCTTTTAAATCAATACCTGCCATTACCCAAGTTTCTTGAAGCATATTCCTATGATCATGCCAGCACTCTCCAAATGGGTGTTGTGGAGTTGTATTAAATACAAAATCGCATTGCTTGGCTAGTTCTATATCTTTAGGGCCAAAGCCTTCTTCGCAATCAGTAATTACTATTTTATCAATTAAAGGATGATTATAAAATAAAGGAGCAGACTGAGAACACTTTTTAGCAACGTGCCAGTATTTATAACTGTTTGGTCTACGCTTTTCGACAAATTGCAAAACTGGTAAACTCATTATGCAGTCTCCAATTAGAGACTGTCTGACTCCTAATACTTTGAAATTTTTGCCTTCTTTCATTAGTTTATTACTTTTTTCCAATCAACAAGAGGGGCTAGGAATGGGTTAATGCAATGAGTTGAAACGCTTGGCATAGGAGTCCAAAAGTTTGTTTTGTGTTTAGTCAGTAATTGATATCCAATTTCGCAGTCCGAATATCCTTTAATCCAAACCTCTTGGTCTCTTAAAAACAGAGATTTTGACATGATCATTGATAGCCCACAGTTTGGTAAATTTCTCCAATGTCTAGCGTTTGAAACAATAATTTCAGACTTCAAGTCTCTATACATTCCCCAATGCTTCTCTAAATTATAATTATTAATTGTAGACTCTGTTTGTCTGAAAATATACTTGTCATTATGATCGTATAAACAAACGTAATCATTATTTGAAATAAAATTATTAAAAAGATCTAATGTTATCTGCGGCCAGTATGGCAGGTGCAAATAGTCTTCTTCTAAAATATAAATCAAACAATCATCTGCAATAACACCATTTTGTATATCTTGAAGAATTACTTCAGATGTTGCAGCTACAGAATGACTCCAAGATTCTTCAGAAAATGTTTCTCTGGTCTTATTTTTCGTGCTTATAAAAACTAGTTTAAAAGTGTTTCCATTTTTGTTATAGTATTTTGAAATAAAATGACTATTAAAATCCTCCTCTCTTTCAAAACAAACAGTTAAAGAGCAACTTTGATTTATTGTATTTAGTAAATTGACGAAGACTTTTTCTGTATTAAACCAATCAGGTCTGTCTGGGTTGTTCCTAAGACCAGAAAATTGGCGAAGATAGATTTGGATTTTATTATATTTATTCATTTAACTCAGTGAGATTCTCTTTTTATTCCCATGAAGGCTGGTTTCGAATTAAACAAGTATTCTTTAAAGCTGTTCTTTAGTTCTTCTTTATCGTTTGGGATAAAGTTTTGAATATTTGGAAATAGATTTAGTATATCTTTGTAATCATTAGAATGATGAGTAAATCCTAAGTTTCCATAATCTTCATTTAAACCTCCTCCTAACAGTTTAACGGGAATTTGTTCATGGTTTACATAGTTCCTAATCCATTCAAATGGGCGACAGAGCAGAAAAGAAGTTACAGAATAACAAACTGGAATTTTATTTTCCAAAGCAAGACCCACTCCTGCGCCTATTAGTAATTGTTCTGCCGCTCCAACGTTATAGAATCTGTCAGGATAATCATCTCTAATTTTATCCCACATACCAAACCCTAAATCGGCAGTAAGAAGATAAATATCTTTATTTACCTTCATTTCTTCATGTAGTAATTGAGCAAATAGTCTTCTCATTTATAGCCTTTTTAAAACTATTAGATAGCTTGATTCTGCTTCGATTACAGTCTTCCATTTGCCTTCATTTAGTATTTCTTGATATAGCTCGTACAAGCCTTCGATATGACCGTTTGGAATTACATCGTGCAAACAAAGAAATCCTCCTTGGACAATTTTATCTTTTACAATTTCATATCCAATTCTCATGCTCTTTATTAAATCCATATCTAATAAAGCATAATGCAAATAAGGTATATCTTTTAAAGAATCTTCTCCGATTAAACCTTTATGCAAAATTACATTACTTAATCCTTGATCGTCTAATACTTTTCTTTGGTATTCATAAGAAAGCATTTCTTCTGTAAGATGGGGGATTCTTTCGTTTCCTGCATATCTATTATCATACCACCTGTCCATGCATCTAGCTTCAAAAGAATTCGGATCATCTGATAACTGTGCTGGATGGCCTTCAAAGGTATCGAAAGCGTGGACTTGCCCAATTCCTTTCCATAGTTTACCAACTGCTTCTGGTCCACCGCCATATGCAGTTCCCATTTCCGCTCCAATTAGATCTTTTTTAAATTTCTTTCTCAGCATGGCGGCAACGCCAAGCATCAAATAGTCGGCACCATTAACATTATTAATCCAGTATAGCTTGTTATTATATATCATACGCTTTAATTTGTTCCCAGTCCTCTTGTGTTAACGTTTTGTAGTGTGCAGAAAGACCATTTAGAAAAGGCATATCTCTAAAATCTGTTTCTACTACTTTAACTTTATTATCTGTCTGAATATCAAAACTCGCAATTTTTCTTTTTAACTCTCCTACATCTACCGATTTATACGCAGCAAAGCCGTTTGCGTTTACATATAAAAACAAATTGTCTATCTTGTTTTCAGAAATAAAGTTTAAGCTTTCCCAAAAACTGCCCTCGTAGGATTCGCCGTCTGAAGATAGTACATATACTTTTTTATTTTTATTTGCTATTGCTGATCCAACCCCTATTGTTATTCCTGTTCCAAGGCTTCCAGTTGAGCAATAAATTTTATCAGCTAGGTCTCTATGAGGATGAAGACCGTGTTTAAGATAAAGTCCTTCAGCATTTAATCCAAGATACTTTTCTAAAACTACATAAAGAGCCAAACCTGCGTGTCCAGAAGATAGAATAAAAATATCATCTTCTGTTTTCTTGGAAAAAATTTCGTCAATAATATCTACAGCAGAAACAAAACTTCCAATGTGAGAGATCTTGTATTTATAGCATATTTCTAATATGCGCTTTTTTAAAGGATTAATTTTCATATTTTGTTACTAGTCGTATATGCTTCCTAAACTCTTCATTAAATAAATTAAAGTTTAGCTTCTGATCCCAAGTTCCTCCACCTTGATGTAAAATCTTTATTTGTCTATCTCCAGTTCCTCTACCTCCATCTGGCATTATACTTTTTTGTCCATTAAAATAAATCTCTTTCCAGTTATCCCAGTTTGAAATGCTGTAACTCCAGTTTCCGCTAGAGCCATATATTTTATCTGAACCTTTTGGATCAAGAATTAAAGTATTATACCCATAATTTCTAAAAACTACGTTTAAAGATGACATATCATCTCCAGCGTAAATCTTGCCATATTTATTTAATGCTACTCTCCTACCTTCTTTATAGTCATCAGTTAATAGTAGCCAATCTCTTAAAAAGGCAAAATTCTTAATACAAACGAAATCGGCATTAACCCATTCATGATTAGGAATATCTCTTATTATATCTGGTCGATTATGTTTTTCGTATCTGTCTCCAACTTGATCTGGGTCATTTCTAGCAGAAGCTGCATCATAATTTAGATTTAGAATTTCTTCTATATTATCTAGTACAATACAATCGGCTCCTAGTTTAATTAAAATATCTGGTTTATCATTTTTTTCTATGTAATCGTAACAAAAGAAAGGAGCAGAAAACCAAAGATTGTCAGGTATTCTGTGCTTTTGTTTTACTCTTTGTATTTCTTTTGTGTTATATAGCGCAACTTCTATATTTGGGTTGAAGTGTTTTAAAGAGTTAATTGTTTTGTAGCCGCCAGAATATAAATGGTCATCACAAACTATTAGAGCTACTATTTTCATACGTTTAATAATTTTCTAAAATTTTGATAAAAACTATTGACCATTTCTTTTTCTGAAAATTTTAAAGCTTTTTTGTAGCAATCTTGTTGCTTAATCTTCTTGCTTTTCTCCCATATTTCAAAGAAAGAGTCTTCGTTATCATTATAGTAAAATCCATCTACGCCGTCTTCTATTAATTCATTAAAGAATCCACGCTTATAACAAACTAAAGGAGTGTTGTATGCTAAAGATTGATGGCAGCTTAAATTCCATATTGTATCCCAATCTTGGATTCCACCAAAGAGCCTAGCTCCTTTGAGCATTTTAATTTTTTCTTGTTCAGTCAAGACTCCCATATAAAAAGTATTTTCATTATCTATATGCTGCAATAGTGGGTAGTTATTTAGAATTGGACCCGCAAAATATCCTTTTATCTTAAATTTATTACAAAGTTTAACTGTTTTAATAGGATTCATTGTAGAATCCATTCTTGTTACTTGGAACAAATAGTCTTCTTTTGCGTATTCTTGAAATGACTCGGGTACAAAAGTTCCTATCTGAACTTTCATTAATTTAGTTCTATTAGGATCAAGAATTGGATTTTGATTATAAGAATACACAAATCCAGCATCATTTAAGGGCCAGATAGTTTGGTTTACAAAAGCAAGCCAGCATACCTGTTTGCATTTTAACCCTTGTGTATTAAACGCAAAAGACTCTTGATTGTGAACGATAATATCCCATCGGTCAGCGTTAGGAATTATTCTAGCTACTGGATAGCCTTGTTTAAGAAGTTTTACTTGTTCGTTAGTTAATTCAATGCAATTTGACTTGCCCTCTTCTTCAGTAACGTTTTCAAAGTTTTTAGGTCTACCATAGATATAGAATTTGGTTTCTTGATTATTTAATAATGGCAAAGCATATTTGCCAAAAACAGATCCGCCTCCGTATCTTTTAGAATGAAATGGAGAATAGTCTTCGTTTTCAGAAAGCTCTATGTTTGCTATTATCATTTAATAATTAGATTTTGTTGTAGATTGCCATTTCGTGTATTTCGTTTACTTTAATTAACTTAAAGTCCTTATATTTTTCTCTTACAACTGTTCCTTTTACATGGAAGTCATCACATAGAATTATAGTTTTTGTTCTGTCGATTTTTTCAAACTGCTCCAACATCTGATACGGGCAATCAGATCCGTCTAAGAAAATTAAATCATAAGTATTATCTATATACTTAATTCCATCTTCACAGAAGAAATTTACATTTATTGAACTATGATAATTTTCAGTCAGCAGCTTGCTTACGTTTATTGCTGCTTGATCAACATCACAAACATTCAGTTCGCCGCCATACTGAGCCACATATTCGCACCAAAACAAAGTTGACCAACCGTCACCAGCTTTGCCGTTTAGACTTCTTGATGTTCCTATCTCTAGGATCTTGGCTGGCTTTTTATTCAGCTTATCCAAGCACATTCTAAAGACGAAATCTCTATGATTGATTGAGTTTTTGAAATATTTATAGTATTGATTATACTTTTGTTCTGGCTTGTTCTTATGATTATAAATATCAGGATAGTCTTTAAAGAACTCGTCATCATTTACATTTGGAAAATCTTTAAACTCTAATCCTTTCAAAGAGGCTAGTTTTGAATTTAGTTTTAGATTATTGAATACTCCGGGTGGCCCTAGATGTATTACATCAAAAAACATTCTTGGAACCTTTGGAGAGGGAGGTGGATAAAAATTATACAAAAATTCAATGTCTACCTGTTCTGCCGTGTTACTATCTGAGTATAATTTATTTTTAGGAAGATGTTTTATTTTATTAGATTTAAAGTTAAACGCTTGGAAATACCCAACTCCAATACCATCTAAAGTTAAAAGTTCCTCGTCTAGAAAAACATTGTCTTCTAGTTTTTTATACTGTTCGTAATTCCAAACAAACTTTCTTGGCGCACCGTATAGTTCGTTTTCATCTAAATCATGCGCCATGAACGAATGTCTAAAATTGTCAGGAAGGATGATATCTGCGTCCAAATTTATACACCAATCAAAATATCTTAAATTGGCATAAGCTAAATTTATAGCTCCTCCTTTATTAAATATAGTTCCTTTAGAATAAAAGATATCGCTTTGAATACAGTTTACGCCGTTTCTGTCACAAACATCTTTTGTTCTAGAATCTTTTAGATCTGTAACTACAATTAGGTTATCAAAGTGTTTTTTATTTTTAGGCAGCGTAAGTTCTAAGATGTCTCCATATCCAACGCAGGTAATAACTCCCTCTAAACATTTTTTGCCTTTACTAAGAACTTCTTTACATTTATTAATAAAGACCTGTTTGCTTCTTGGTAATCCTTGCATTCCTGCATGGAAAAAAGTATCGCCGTATGTAGTTCCAAGACCATAATATAAAGTATCTGTGAGTCTCCATCTCTTTGGATTTCCGCTTGAACTACATTCTTCGTCCGTTAGTTCATTATAATGAGATGGATAAACCATGCAAACGGTATAACCGTTTTCTTGGCATAGCCAAGTAGCCTCTTCGCAAGTATCAGATCTTTTTATGTAATCCCCTAAATGAGGATTTCCAAGAGTTTCATAAAGCTTGGTCGAGATACAGAATGAACTAGGTTGTACAAATGGGTGAGTTGGATTTATATGGATGTGATTAGAATTTTGGCATCCACCAAAGATTGTTTTCTTATCTTTTAGTTTTTCATATATTTCTTGTGGCACCTCTTTTCTAAGAAGCAAGCAGTCGTTATCTATAAAACAAAAATAATCAACTTGATTTTTAAACAGAGCAATAGACTTTTCCATTGCTCCTCCGTGATTAATAAGTCTGTAGTCTATTTGAAAATAATTAATTGGAATGCCAAGAAAAGAATGAACTTTATGGTGCCAATTAGTTACCTCCATGTCTCTATTGCTTGGATCAATGAAAGTAAATAAGGCTAACTTTTCTCCATTGAAATTTAAAGTTTTAATGTTACTCATAGTTTTGATAATTTAATTCCTGTGTGTAAATCTTTTTGAGATATTATTGGATTGCTAATAGGCCATTTAATATTTAAAAGAGGGTCATTCCACATAATCGTGCATTCATGTTCTTTTGAATGAACGTTTGTAGCCTTATAAATAATAGTTGAATCGTCTTGTAGGCTTTGAAATCCATGAGCGAAATCGTCTGGAATAAAAATCTGCATTCCTCTTGTTAGAAAAAATGCTTCATGTTTTCCAAAGTTCTGAGAATTTTTATTGATATTTACGGCAACATCAAATATTTCTCCTTTGAGGACTTGGATTAACTTTCCTTGAGCTTTGGGCTTTTTTTGAAAATGTAAGCCCCTCGTTACGCCATATTTAGAAACAGATATACTGTCTTGTAAAAATTTATGATTAAAACCAAGCTCTTTGTACCTTTTATCGTTAAAGATTTCGGCAAAGAAGCCTCTTTCATCAAAGAAACAGTCTGTTTTTATTATAAGGATTCCTAGATCTGTTCTTGTAATTTCCATGCTTGAAGAACTTTCTCTATATAGTTTACGTTTGATTCTGAAATAGTAGGGGCGCAGCCTACAAAGAATACTAGATCTAAGACTTTATTGCTTTCTGGATAGTCTAAAAAGTTATCAAGATGTCTGTATCCGGGGTGCATCAATAGATTTCCAGCAAAGTAATTTCTAGTTTGAACACCATTCTTTTCTAAGAAAGAAACTAGTTTTACTTTTTGGTCTTTGTTTGAACAGATCAAAGGCACCCCAAATGGAACCCAAGATGTATCACCAAGCACGTTAGGGCATCTTAGATCATTAACATAAGTTTTAAATAATGAAGAAATAGTTTTTTGATTTTGCAAACGAGTTGAGCAAATATAGTCTAGTTTTTTAAGTTGCTCTATGCCAATGGCTCCTTGCAAGTCTAAAGGCTTCAAATTATATCCAATTCTATTAAATACATATTTGTGGTCAATGATAGTGTCTGGAAAATCAGTTAGCCAACTAGAGAATCTCTTGCCGCACGAACCATTTGGAAGGAGATTACAGGTTCCTACGCACCAGCAGTCTCTGCCCCATGTGCCATAACTTCTGGCAAGCTGAACAATATCTTCAATGTTTGAAGACACCATACCTCCTTCAAGAGTGGTTATTTCATGCGCTGGATAAAATGAGCATGATGAAGCTACGGCGTACTCATTGAGAAATTTGTTATTCCATTTAGTACCTAGAGAATCGCAGTTGTCCAATAGCAGTTTGACGTTATGCTTATCGCATATAAAATTTAAAGCGTCTATGTTTGGCGGATTTCCAAGTACAGGAGACAAGAAGATAGCTTTAGTTTTAGAATTAATCTTTGAAGAAATTAGATTAAGATCAAAATTTAAAGTGTCCCATTCTATATCAATAAAAATAGGCTTCAACCCATTCTGAATAATTGAAGAAACCGTTGTTGGGAATCCTACTGCTGAGACAATTATTTCGTCTCCATCTTGCCACTTAAAGTACTCTTTACAGGCAGCGATCAATAGAAGGTTCGCTGAAGAACCGGAGTTCGTAAAGAATGAATGTTTTTGATTAATGTACTTACTAAACTGCACTTCGAATTGAGCGCATACTTCTCCGCTTGATGACCATTTGCCAAAAAGTAGTGTATCTATTGCGGCGACTAATTCATTTTCATCAAAGTAGGCTCCAGAATAATATACCTTGTTCTCTGCTCCATTGAGATTGTGGCAGAATTTTGGAAGTCTACCTGACTTCTCTTGTAACGATAGAATAAAACTGCGGATGTCTTCTTTAAATTGACTCATTTTTTAATACGTTAAAAGTTTTAATTATTCCCTGATGTAAGCCTTCGAAATTTAAATTCAAAGAGTTTAATTTTTTACCATTGCCAGTATAATGTTTATTCTCTCCTTGCTTGATAATTATTTCAACCTTGTGATTGGAAAGAGAATTTATTATGTTAGCGATATCAGAAAGTTTATATTTCTCATCGTATACTAAATTTAGTTCACAATAAGACTTGCTTGGATTTTGAATAAAGTACTCTATTACTTTGCAAATATCATTAGCGTAAAAAAAGTCGAAGAAAGCGTCTCCCCAGATTTCAATAGGTTGTTTTTTTAGATATTTGAAAATATTATTTTTAATGAATCTGTTATCTTTTTCAAAATGCGTAAAAGCATTAAAGATTCTTAAATTTATAACCTTATCGTTTCCAATTGCCCTTTTAGCATTGACGTATTTAGCAAGAGAATAGAAGTTACTTGTTGGCTCATTGAACTCGCCTTCTTCTAGATCTATGACATTTATTTTTCTAGAGTTCTGCGCCCCAGAACTAAATATGATCAAATTAGAATAATGATTCTCAAGAAAAAATAAGTTCTCTTGCATTATGATATTTTCATAGAAGTTTTGAGCAGAGTCTTCTGCATAAAATCTTCCTGTACCAGACATAGCGCAATGAATTACTAAATCATAATACTTGTCTTTGAACTTGTCTTTAAGGCTGGATAAATTAGTAACATCTAAATCTTTGCGATAAAAGATTTCTAGATCATGTCCTTTGCCATTCAATTCCTCTAAGATGCCTTTAGCAACAGAAGACCCCGCACCTAGGATTGCTATTTTCTTAGAAGACATATTAGAGGTTTAAAAAATAATCTCTGTAGTTTTGAAATTCGTTAATTTTTTTGGGGTGATGAAATCCAAAACTCGCTTTTTTATTATACTCTTGTAGAGTTAAAGGATCAAGAGAAAATTTCATGCAGTCTTTTAATCCTGCAACTCTGCTATTTTTAACCGTTCCATTAATAAGATGAGAATAGAATAAATCTTCTGGAGGCGGTCTATTGTCTGTCCTTCCGTACTCTCTCATGGTAAAATGAGAAAAGTTTTTACTTATTTCTTCACACGCTAATCTATTCCTAAAACTAAACCCGCCATTGCCACATTGTATAGCAGGAAGATTTATTAACTTCCATTGTCCTTCATGAAGAATTTCTATTCTTGGGGTGTGACACCAAGCACTGCCAATGTAATCTATTTGACCATCTAAAACAAACTGCTCCCAGCCTTCTTTTATCAGAAATCCGTCTGGGTGAAAAAATAATATTTTATGAAACTCTTCAGGTATATAATCCCAAAGATGTTTTATCATAAATTGAGAATACGAATCGTGAGAGTTTAACTCTGGTATTTTAATATGGTAGGCTCTACTTTTTTTATATTCTGGATTATTATTAAATAGATTTTCTCCATTTGGGCTTAGGACAAAGTAAGGGTAGTTATTTTGAGAAAATATTTTAAAACTTCGAAATGCAGCTTCATCTTCTATGGTGTTTATTTCCCTGTTTCTGCCTTCTATATAAACCCCGCAGAATAAATTAGAATTAGTCTTTTCGATTACATCTATGCAAAGAGTATCAATGCATATCTTTCTTAGAAGCAAAGTGTCTGCTGGATCTCTATCAACAAGAAATTTCATAGAGAAAGATACTTCTTATTATATTTTAAAATTGTCCCTTCGTATGATGGGTCGCTAAATCCATCACCAGTTTTTAAGAAACCCGAGAAAGACCATTTGTATCTTCTTGAAGCTATTTCTTTCATGAAGTCCATGCCAAGAATAACTCTTTGATAAAATTCAGAAAGGCAAAACTCAAACTCAATCATATTCTTATCAAACTCTGTAAATTCTCCTTTTTGGAAAAATTCTGTTATTCCTTTTATGCTTGGATCAAACCCTCTTTTTATTAAATTCTTTCTGAATTCTCTACGCAATACTTCGTGATGTTTAACTATTTCTTGACCGTACTTGCTATAAAATGCCTCTATTTGATTATTCCTTCCATAAAGATAATATTTAGTATCGTGTTCTTGATAATGTTTGGCAGGATTTAGGTCTCTTTTGTTTATTATAAAGTTTTTCTTCTTGTCTTCTGGAATGGTCGCTGCTTTGCCGTTTAATCCTTGTAGAGACCAATGTGGAGTTAAAAAGAAAAATAGATAAGGATTCCATTTAAATAAAAATGGTCTACCAGAACAGTAAACTGCTTCGATGCCGTCTTTTTCAAAGCCAAGAATCATTGACTTCATGTTCTTGCACCACTCTTCAGTTGGCTTCTCACTTGAGTCAGCAATGAAGCACCAGTCTCCTTCTTCAAAGATTCCAGAATAGAGCCATTCATTTGCTTGCCAGTCATGAGCATTAACCCAAGGATGTCTGACGATTTTTCCTTTACCTTTATTAGAGTCAAGAAGATTATAAGTAGAATCGCTATTTGAATTAGAATCTACGCACCAGACATATCCATCAAAAAACGCTTTTGTTGAATCTATTAGGTCTGATATTTTTTCTTCCTCGTTTGAGGTTATCCCGCACAGGTACAAATTTTTCATATTTTTAAATAACTCATTGAACATCCTACATCGTAATCAAAAGGATTATAAGTTTCAATATTAAAATCCCACCAAGGAGCATCACCATATAATGGGCTTAACTTTTCAAACTGATCCTCGGTAAAGTAATTAATAATTAATTTCTTTCTAACTTTTGGGTAGCAGTTTGCAACATGATAACCTGCTCCGCTGTCTACTCCTATAAAAATTGCTGCTTCTGCTATTTCTTTAGCAGTGTCTAGCATACTCAGTCCAGTCTTGTCTTCTGCTGATTTAACTTTTCTATCTGCTTTGCCTCCTGTTTGAACCAAGTGATAGTCTTTATAGTTATTTTCTATACGTTCAATAATCTCTTCAGATAGAGTTCCAGAAGACTTGCCGCTGGTATGTACGCAAACCTTATTCTGAACAGTTTTTAAATCTTCATGGATATACAATCTTGAATGTCTTAAATAACATTTTGGCAAAGAAAAGAATTGGCAATGCTCGTAAGGGATGGAAGGGTGAGGATGAATTTTTTTAAGAGTTCTTACAAAGTAAGAGGTTTCATCGCAGATCTGCTGATGAGTAAACCATGCGTCAGGAGTTGGGCCAGAATCGACATAAGGATTATTTTGAAAAATAGGATTACTCTTATCTCCGATTAGTTTCTTTCCAGTGTTTCTAAAATAGTTTTCTGGCAAAGAAGACAAAATCAAATTATCCCCTAATCCGGGTCCGCTTAGATGAATTCCTATTGTTAAACTGCAAGCTTCTTGAAAAGTTAGCATAGTAAGTTTTTGAAAATTTCTTGATTGTCGATTATGTATTTTGGTAGTAAACTATCATCTAGCTTTAATAAAGGAATATCTCTTTTATTTGGCATATCGCAATAAAAGAAATGATCATCCTCATAAAGACATTTATTAAATTGCTTGTTTAAAAGCTCTTTGTCTTTAAGGCATGATTTATCATGAGGTTCAATATTGTTGATCCATTTAGAATATAAAGAATCAAAACCATTAACAAGAATATTACTAAAGTGCCACCCTTCACCAGAATTGCCAGTATGGGGAAGTTTGTCTTTAATATTTCTTATGTATTGAACTTCGTATTGGGTTAAATACTTTAGTTTGAGCAACACAGAACCATACCAACCCCAAGGGTCTCTGAATTTAGAATAAAGATTAAAATAGTAAGTATTAAAGTAATGATTGATAGAAATATACTCTGTGTTCTTTGCTGTAAGCTCTTTTATTACTTCTGCTCTTGGGATTTCGTCACAATCGCTAACTATGATATAGTCTTCGTTAGAAAGAGCTTTGATTTGATTTATTTTAACTAATCCTTCTGATACAATAGCTTGTCTTACACGAAACTCTTGCGACCAATCAGCTTCTTCGACTTTATTTAAATAAGAATGATCTAGTTTAATATAAACAATCTTGTCTAAAAATTTTTCAAATTTTGCCTGTGATTGTTCGAAATAATATGGTTTTGGTAAACCCGTTTGAGTTCTATTAGACTCTACAATTAAAAAATAATCAACAACTGGTGCTAATTCATTTAATCTTATTGTTAATACTAACTCTTCATTAGCGTATGGAAATGCATCAATGATCATTGTTGATAATACTTTTTTCTGAGTTTACTTTATATGTTCTCCTAACTGCTTGAGAATCAAAGTCTTGTAGGTATGGAACCAAAGAGTATCCTTTGTTCTGCAAAATTTTGCCAGCTAATCTAGAAATATAATTAAAGTCAAAAGACAGCGGGAAAGTTAGTTCTGGGAAAATAAGCCACCTTATGTAATGACTTGGCAATACTTGATGAGCAGACTGAGACTGCTTTGAGAATGTAATGACTGGAACGGAGCATCCGTAAGCAACGTATCTAAATCCGCTATCAGTGCCAATAAAAAGTTTTGCATTATAAATAATGTCACAAACTTCTTTAATTGGTTTATTTACTATTTCTATCTGAGGGTCAGAGTTAAAAAGATCGTAGTTATTATTTATTTCAGGAGTAGAGATAATAATTATTTTCTTATTTAACTCTTTTAGCTTACTGATGAGACTTGAAATATACCATTTAGACATCATATGTTCTTTAGATGTCGTTGAAACAAGATGGCAAACTATATAATCTCCAGAATCATTAACTGGCTTAATGTCTGGACTTGGAAAAAATCTAAAGTACTTGTACCAATCAAAGTCATAATTGATCCAATTCAAAGAATCAATATGCCCATCGTACCATAGATCATGAGCTTCAATTTCCTGTTTTATATCATCAGGAACATTTTCAATAAAGCCAATTTGATTTTCTGTTCCAAACTGAGAATCAATAAAAAATGGCTTATATTTCTTTCTGGGGATTACCTTAATTTCCTTATAGAATGAAGGATATAAATATTCAACAACTTCTTTTTGGAAAGTTTTTCCTTCGCTGTCTATATAAAGAGATATTTCCGAATTAGGATACTTCTCTTTAATGGCTGGGACAAATCTATTGAATAATAAAACGTCCCCTAAACCACCTTCTGCACGAATTGCTATTCTCATTCATTAAACGCTACTTTGAGCGTTCAATGATATTATCTAACTTTGCTTCTATTTTATCAAATCTAGCGTTAATATGTTCTGAGAATTTATTGAGATCTTCTTTGTTAACGTATTCTTTTGGAAGAGATATTTCAATAGTGTGAAGTTTATTTGAAAGTTCTTCTGTCTTCTGCTCTTGTTTGTCAATTAAATGGAAAGTCCTTTTAAAAATCCAGCCAGCCAGAAAACCGGCGATCATGAAAGCAATATTAAATAAAGTTTGCCAATCGATGGATGCTGCTGGTGTATTCATATTTTTACTTATTTAAAGCCCACATGATGTGCATATAGTATTCTACACTCTGTAAAATACTATAGCACAAAAAAGTCTAAAAATTTTATAGACTTACTGGCTCACATTTTCCGCCAGCGCAAGCAGCTTCCTGAGTATGACTAGTCTCATCCTCGTCTTCAATAAGCTTAGTAAAGTCAACCTTTGACCACTCTTCTTGAAGTTTATTAAATTTAACTTCGTCTTCAGGTGTTACAATTGCTTCCATTGGGGCCTGTTGATAGATCTTGTCTCCAGAATAAGGAAGCAAAGAAACAGCAGTAAAGTACTCTTGATTGTTATAGAGATACTCTGTAACGGTCTTCCACTCGTCATCTTTAACAATAACGGTGCAGCTAACTGAATGATTTAGAGGCTTCTTGTTTGAAGCAGTTGTGCCACAATTTACCCAGTTAGTTTGTGTCAATTTGATAAGCTCCAAATGCTCAATTGCATTTAGTTCAGATTTAATCTTGACATTCTCACCTACTTCAATAGGGAATGTAATAACGTCATCAACCTTATTTGCGCTCCAAACGCTCTCTTCGCAAGCGTGTTCATTGAACATCTTAAAGAACTTGTAGACATTATCTTCCTTGTTGACCTGAATACGGCGGAAGTACTTACGAGCGTGATGGGGATGAATTCCAGAAGCGGCAGACAATACAATAGAATTAGTTCCTTCTGGCTTGATACAAGTGACTCTAGAGGCTTGATTAATTCCTATCTTCTTAGCCCATTCGATATTAGTATTTACTGAAACTTTCGCAGCTTCTCTTTGATACTCTGGATTAAAAAGAATGTCTGGATTATCCATCATTCCAGTAATAGAGACTCCAAGCAAAGCCTCCTCTTCAGTCAACTCTTCAGAAGTGTGACCAAGATAAGGGAATGTCGTATAGGCAGCTTGCAGCGTACCGATCAAAGAAGCAGCCCAAGAAGCATTTTTAAAATCTTCTAGAGACTCAACTTTAGCTCCATTAATAGAAGTAAGGTTACAGAATTGGAATCCGCAACGCCCATCTTTAGTAATAGGAATAAAAGAAATCTCAAAGCAAGGATTCAAAAGCTGATTCTCATCAACAACATATAGGAATCCCGGCTCACCAAACTCTTTAGTCTTATTAATTAAGGTCTCAAACTCCTCGTAAGAAGTCTTACCACGAATAATAATTGCTGAATTGTTTGATCTAGCTCTCTGAGGATTGTCAAGGAACCAATTTCCAGTCTTGGCGTTCATCATGTCCTTGTCTTGAGCGTCAAAGATAACACTGCAAGCAGAACGGCGAATGCCACCTGACAACACTGCATCGGCGCAATGCATCAAAATATCATAAGCATTAACGGTCTTAAGGCGAGTTTGATTGCTGTCTTCAATGATGGTATCAAGCAAGAGCTTAACCTTGAAATGGCAGTTCTTAAGCCCCTTGTAACCGGGAGCCTTGCCACCACCAGTCTTAAGCTTCGCACCCTTTGGGCGAATTTTGCTATAATCAAATACGATCTTACGTCCAGAGTAAGCAGTATTCTTAAAATAACAATTCAACAAAGCCTCAATTGAGTCACCCCATCCTTCAATGCTATCATTAACTGTATAGGTAATTACCGTTCCCGTCTTATCTTTAGCGTTAACGAGATCAGGTAAGCGATTGAGGAACTTATCAGTGATACCAAATCCAACGCCAGTACCACAAAGCAAAGTATAAAAAGATTCAGCAAAAGAACGAATAGAGTCAATATGACGTACAGCACAATTAAAGATTCTTCCATTATGTGCTTCAACCGCTTTACCGCCGAATTGCATGCTCCGCATTGAAGGAGTAACTTTCCTTTCTCTAACCAAGTCGAAAGCTTTTGAGATTTCATATTTGTCTTCTTTTGGTAGGTGCTTGAATTTCTTCAAGTGCATGGTCTCGACTCTTGTAACAGTCTCGTCCCATGTTTCTCTACGCTTCTTCTTTTCATCATATTTTGCGTATTTTGTTACGAACGTAAAGTTCGCCATTTCATCTAGGAAGTTAATAGCCTTGCTCATATAGGGATAATAAATTACACCGAAGAAAAACCGTTTTGAGAAATCAAAAATTAAAGAACTACTTTGTTCGTATGCTTTGCGCCACGACGTTTTTTAGAGTAGTCTTTTTCTGCCTTCTCTTTAATGGGGTCTACTCCTCTTTCTTTTTCTCTTTTTTCAGAAAGCTCTTTAGAAGAATCCCACATTTCACCAAGATTATAATTCTTTCTCTTAGTTTTTTCAACAAAATCTCGCTCAGAGTTCGCATCTATCTCTGTATCTACACTTACATTAGGAGAGATGAAAATCCTTTGCCATTTCACTCCGTCCTCAGAATACACTTTCTCTGCATCAATTGAAAGAAAAACTTCTTTGTATTCTTTATTCTTAGGATTTTGAAAAATGTAAACTGGCATATTAGAAAAGAGAAAGAATTTGTTCTGTCGTTTTTCTGACGGTGAACTGGTCTTGAAGCTTCAAGCCTTCTTGATTTATTTTGTTCTGCTTGACTCTTGCGATTGCTTTTTCGCAGCCTTCAATAAATTGATCTTCTGACCATTCAAAGATATTTCCTTGATTAAATTCCTGACCTTGATGAAAAAACATTCCATCATAAGCAGGAGTTTTCCCACAAGGATTTACTAAAACAGAGTTCTTCTCATTTGCCCAAGCAGAGTAAGCATGAGCATTAACAATCACAGAGTGCTTGCCGATTGCAACCGATTGAAATTCTGGCAATGCCCAACCTTCGCCACCTGAAGCCCCAAGAATAATATCTGCTGAATTTAGAAATTCATTATAAAGATTAACTTGAGCCATATGCCCAAAGAAGCTGACGTTGAAGAACTTCTTTCCTTCAACCGCCATGTTAATCAATTTAGTATTATCTTCTTGAGATAGAAAATTGTTATAAAGAGCGCACTGCAAGGAATAATTATTATTATTAGCGTACTTATTGATCCATGCGCGAATAGCTTTTACATGGTGTTTACGCTTTTCAAACTTGCCACAGAGATTAAAAGTAATTCTGCCGTCATTAAAGTAAGTCTTGTTTGTGGCTTTGAAATTCTTTGAATCAAAGAACAGGGGCAAATAACTTACATTACTTACCCCATGTTCATTGAATACCTTCGCTGAGTAAGGGGAAGAGACTAATACCTTATCGTTATTCTTTAAGATATTAACCTCAGTCTGAGTGAGGGCATCAAGTTCATGGAAAGTAAGTAAAAACTGCCGATCACTATAAGACTCAAGTGAGCCATTAATGTGCCACAGTTTAAAAACTGGATCTTTTCTTGAATGAGATCGAAGACCTTTCTTCAAACAAGAATTAAACCAATTCTTAAAATCTTCCGTAGTCTCTTCCTGACCGAAATCAGGATTGCCAATCATAAACAGAGATGGCTCCAACTTCAAAGAATAAATCTCTTTGAGAAGCTGAATTGAGACCTGACCAAAACTGGTCGTATTAATCGGAAGATGCAGGGCAAATTTCATGTTAGATCAAATCATCGTCTGAATTGACTTGACTGACAGCCGCCTTCGCTGGCTTTGCGGTAGGCTTTGGTGATGCTAGACGGGTCGTGCTGTTGCTTGTTGGAACTGAAGTTCCGGTCAAGGTCTCGTACTGAGCCTTTTCCATGAAGATCTGAAAATCGGGAGACCCATCATTCTTCTTCTTGTTATTTGGGAACACAATGATCTTAACTTCATCAAAGTTATCCTTGATGTCCTTAAGTCGAAACTTACCAGTTAGATACTCAGAACCACTAGAGCCTTTGCGGCTCCAAAGTGCGCCAAGTTCGCGTCGAATTGAATTACTGTCAGTATTGTTAGTATTAGGAGTAGGCATAAGATATGCAAATAAATACTACCTGCACCAACAAAAAAAGTAAAGAGTTTTTACACGAAATCTTGCATTTCTTTACTCTCTATTTTTGTTTTCAAGAACTCAAGGGCTTTTTTGTGTAAAGTGATTGCCGTCTGGTAAGTTACGCCTAGTTCTTTTGAAATATTCTTCCACTTACGAGAAGGTTTGTCTCCATAGTATCTCAACATAATAATCTTCTCCAGTCGTTTATCTTTCATTTGAGAAAGGAGATTAAATATATATTCCTTCTTCTCTTCAAAATCATTTGAGTCTTGACTGAGATTTGCTACAAGATTCTTTTGATTTTCATCGTCTATAGAAAGAGTCCACTTGTGTTTAGTAATGTTTGTTAAGCATTTGTATTTAACATGGTTGGCAAGCCAAGTTGAGAATTTGCTATTTTGAGTTTCGTCAAAGTTAAGAGTACATTTGTAAATTATGTAATCTTTTTCATTCGCAAGATCTTCTGGGCTTACGCCTCTTTCTTGAAGAATCTTATTATATTTTTTAAAGATATCAAAACAGAGAGGAGAGTGCCTGTCTATCAGAGTCTTTAATGATTGGTTGCATTGATGAAGTTTTACCTTCGCTACAAGTTCGTTATCAGTTGAGTCTATCATGTGTGTAAAGCTTACCTTGTTTTATCAAGTTGTCAATACTTTTTTTGACGGAAATTTTTAAAATCTCTTCGTCAGATCCGTGCATCCAACGAAGCAGATAATCGCAATGTTCTCTAAGAGCGGGATCATTTCTGCTTTCGTCAGCGTTCGCAGGATTGCAAATTGAACCGTCTGAAAAATATTTTTCAACATAAATTAAAACTCCTTTATTTTCTTCCTTTAGCCAGACAACTTCGTCTTTTAAATATTCGAAGTGTCTAATATCTGTTACACAAAAAATATCTGAAGGTTTAAAATTTTCAGATTTCTTATAGTCTTCAATTTCAGACTGAAGCTTATCTATCCAATATCTTCCTTTAGTATTTTGACGCATTACTCTAGCGTGACTTACTAACAGATGTCTTACTTTATTCTTATCTTCAGTAGAACAATTAAAAATGTCAACTCCGTATTTATATAAGATCAAAGAATATAAATCATTCTTTAATGAATCAGCCAGAGCAAATCTTATTACATTAACTCCAAACTCTTCTGAGCAAATCTGTTTTAGTAATCTATAGTAAGTATCCTTACCTACAGTTGCAGCACCAGCAATTCCTAGGAATAAGTTAGACATAATAAAACATAGTATCTAGAAGAAATGTGTTTGTAAAGAGAACTGCCAGCTTTATGATTTTTCTTTGAGTTAAAATAGGAAAAGGCTGTCATCTCTAAAAATAATTATAGAGTTTTAAAATAATCAAGAGTTACCCATTTCAATCCTTCGCAACCTGTTTCTCAGGCTTTCGGCCCTCTCAAGAGAGCCTAGCTAATGACTAACTCTTTGTTTAAGTTCTTTGTCTTCACGGGTGGGATTTCTCTTAGGACGAACTGCCAGCTTTTTCTTTTGAGAAAAATGAGGTTTCAGCT